GCTTTGCCCATCAATAACTTTCAAGTCGTAAGAATAATCTATATTGAACGGATAGATGCTACAGACAATACAAATAAATCCGTGACTATAAACTATATCACCCACCATATAACGAGGTGGTTTCCTAAATTCTTTATGTGCCATACGCTTTACTTTTCTAAAGATGTATATATTCATTTACTTCACACAGAACCTTTTCTAGCAGGTTCTTTAGAATCTTCAATTCATCATTCGAATATGTAGCTATTGGATAACCATCAAGGGTAATATCACCACAACTACGACTTATCTTTAACGAGTGTTTATTTTCTTTCATTTTTACCTCGCTTTCTATTAAAAAGTTTCTGACCATACTCCTTTGGTGAAGTTGTATTGACTACAAAATTATCAGGAAACTTTGGTGCTATTTGATAAAGGTAACACCTATCAATATCACGATATATCATTGTTTGCCTCCTTTCTTGATTAAATCAAGTAAGTCTTCCACGAATGCCCAATCAGTAAAAGTATATGCTCTAACTCTAATTTCCCACATTTTTTGATATGTGTAGCAAACAGTTTCATTTAACATAGCGTTCATATTACTATTCACTTTTGAGAATGCGAGAATCTTTCCGTTATCATTTCTAGGAACTTCGCTAGCAGGATGAAGCAATTTATTCAAATCGTTCAAAAACTCATTGACAGCCTAGTAAGCACCAGCCTTGAAGCTATCTTTGCCCCTAAGACAAATCATTTCTTCCTCAACCTCGCCACTATTGTATCTAGCATACTCTGTCTCAATATGCTTATTAGCAGCAGCTTTTATTTTCTTATCGTCAATCATACTTAGTCCTCCTCTTTTTTGTTATCATTAATCAACTTGCGTAATTGAGATATAACCTCATTTACGTTCTTATCATGCGCTCCTTCGTAAAGTCCAAGGTTGAGCATAATAATGTTAAGTGCAGGGTCATTTATCTCAATAGCCCTTTCTGTGAGTATTCCAAGCACACGTGTCAAAATCGTAAAAGTCACAGGATAAGGAGTGCTTTTAGAACACTCAGCTATCTCTTTCAATAGCCTTGGCATATCAACCTTCCATACCATATCGTTCATGACATAGTCCTGAACTTTCTTACTTTTGATTTCTTCCATATCACTTTACTCTTTTGAATTGAACATTTTTTTTGTCTTTGCGCTCGGTTGCGGCACAACAAATATCTTTGCAGATATTTTCATAAATATTGCTGCTTATCTCGTCAAAGAAGCAACCATTACATTCTTCTGTCTCGCTTTCAACCACCTTTAAGACGATTTCTGACCCAATAGATAAATCTTCCATAACTTTAATTTCTCATGATGTGACACTTGACAACCTTGTTTACAGCAAGAGGTTGCGATTTATTAAAATTCTCAATGATATTGCGTTCCATCTGCTCAGGAAAGATGGGTTTGGTGGGCTTTTGAATGTAGATGGTAGCTTGGATTTTGCTACCATCACTCAACGTCAATAAACATCTTCTTGAAATCTGTTCTATTCCAAACATATTGCTGTCCTCCTAATATTTGCATCCGTGTAGGTACGGACGATATTCGTTATACTGCATTTTCAACTTGATATGCTCCATCAGGTCGATATTGTTGTTCTGTGCTAGGGCGAAAACCTGCATGAGTGTCTTCTGGATAATCTTTGAGATATACCAATACGCCGAGTTGTTGTCTGTAAACGAGCATAGGAAACTGATGATATGGTAGAAATCTTTAGCTATGCCACACTTGTATTTAATCTTTGCGATTCCATACTCTTCTTTGAGATAAGAGTCGCTTTGAAATTCTGTTGGTCTTTTGGTGTCCATCCATCCCAAGAGTGATAAGATTCGGATGCCAACGTCAGCGAACTCGGATTCTACCGTTCCTTCAAGAGTGTTCTTGTAGGCAGTAGGAATATCTCTGCCCATCTGAATCTCGCTCTCATAGTCTTCGATACTTCCGTGTCGGTTGTGTCTGTCTGCCTGAACAGCTTCTGCCATTTCTGTGATAATGAGCATCAGAGCGGTTGTTATATCTGTGTTGTCAGGATAGAAACCATGTCTTTGTGCATTCAGGTAAGCATCGTTTGCCAAGACAACCAGTTTCTTCTGTGTAATAATTTCTTTTTCCATATTGTTCTTGATTTATAATTTTCTGATAGTGTTCAGTCTTGTCGTGGTAGTGATTTCCTGATGGGAAAATCAGTTCCTCGAACATGGCGGTCAGGCAGTTGGTTACTATTGAATTTCCTGCTAGGGCATAGAGTTTGCTCTTGCTGATAATGAGTTGACCAGTCTTCTCCTTGCTCAGGAGTTTGTCTATATCAGCTTCGTGAACTCCCATCAGTCGGAAACAATCTCTTGGAGTGTACTTCCTGATTTGGATGGAGTATCGCTTTCCGTTTGGTGCGGTGTGAATGATTTCTTTGTTCATGATTGTTACGAATGTCATGTTTGCTGTATCAATGGTTGTCTTGATGGTAGGGGAGATACCTTGCATTACAGCTTGGTTGTAGATGTCGAGAACTTGACCACCTACATCAGGTTTCACCTTCCCCGATAGGAGCAGGGATTTCATTCTCTTTCCTCCTGTTATCATATCTCTTTGACGATTAAGAATAGTGGGATGCAATTACCTCCGTGACCCATAGCAGAATTGAGAGTAGGGGAGATTCCCTTGGTGGAGTAGACTCTAGTCTGCTGCTCTATTCTGCCTTTGATTTGGAGGTTTGCTAGCTTTATAATTTTGTCGCACATTATAATTTCTTGATGATTGAAACTCCACCTTTCGGATAATGAGCGGTGTCTATGAGGTTCATGATACTTATCATAGAAAAACTGGCTGTGACTGCTACAGAGCATCCATCAGCAGTTTTCGGTATTGCTATCTTCGGGGTAGAGTTTTTCGATTGATTCATTGATGTCTGCTTTTGTGAGATACTTTTCGAGAAGGGGCTGGGATAGGAAATATTCGGGAGATACACCATCTTCCAATATGTCCTCAACCGTAGTATCTAACTTGATAGGAGAAGGGAAGTGATACTCTGGGTTCGGCTCATCCTCTGTTCTGAGTATGGAGATTACGAAGATACGCTCACGATTCTGTGGGATTCCGTAATCTTTTGCATTCAGTACCTTGTAGAAGGAGGTGTAACCGAAGGAGTCAAGGTCTTTGAGGTACTGGAAGAAGTACTTCCTCATTGACTTTGAGAGAAGACCTTTTACGTTCTCGAGCATCACATATTTAGGATGCTTGGCTTCCAGCATTCTCCTCTCTTGGAAAATCAGAGAAGAACGTGTGCCGCTACCTTCTTCTGCACCCTTGCGAAGTCCTGCATTGGAGAAGTCTTGGCATGGTGAAGACCATGATATAAAGTCGAAGTCGGGAACCTCATTCCAGTCTATCCTAGTCACGTCTCCGAAGTTCGGAATATCTCTTCCGTGCAGGAGTCCGTAGGCTTGGATGGCTGATGGTTCTATCTCTGAGTAGCCAACTACCTTGAAGTCGAACTCAGGATGCTTATCTTTGAGGTACTTGAAGGCTAGGCTCTGACTGCCATAGCCAGCGAATGCCTCAAAGACTCTGAGAGGATGCTGCTTGTTGTACTTACTGATTGCTATCATTTTGGTAAACAGATTTGTGGTTTATGGATTCCATTGGATGCCAAAGCGTTCCAAGGTTCCGTTATCACGATATATCTCCAACTGCTTTCGGCATAGGCTATGAGGATTCTTTTGCAGAAGCTCTATCATACCTATGATGCGTGTCTTGAAAACGTTGTCCTTATCCGCATTTGTTACGTTCTGTTCAGCCTTCGTCTTTGCGATGAGTTGACTGATTTCGGAAGGATTCTCGTTAACGGATGCTGGCGGTGGTGTTGCTCCGATGAGTTCGTCTTCCCAACCTCGCTGGTTAAGGAAGGTTTGGAAGTTCTTTCTGTACTGCTTGTTTGGCTGTGAGATTACATAGAGAGGAATATACTCTATAGCTGCCTTGCGGTCTTTCTTGCTCATGGAGTTCCATTTCTTTTCGAGTTTGGCTTTGCAGCCTACCTTCTTGTCGTACAAGTTCCATGCTCGCTCAAAGGTATATTCGTCTTTGACTTCCTTTGGAGGAGCAGTAATCTTGTAGCCATTCTCTTCTAGTAACTTTATTGCTTCTTTTAGTTTGGCTACAAAATCCTTTCCGTTCATGATAATTTCATCACTCATAGTTCACCATTTAAATAATTGTCGATTGCTTGGATAAATTCATCTATAGAGCGGACGATGATGTACTTGCCACCATGTCGTTCTACTTCATGTTGGAATACCTTCTGTTCGGGTTCCTGCCTACCTTTCGGTGTTTTGTTTTCTATGCAGAGGAAACCGTACTGGGAGGTGCGCTTCAGGAGCAGCATATCAGATACTCCTGCCTTCATACCTTCTTCTTTGAGCCATGCGGCTTGTCGGGAAGTTCGCTTGCCACCATTAGGAACGGCAAAGAAGACTCCTTCAAGGTCAGGATATACCCCACGGATATACCTGACCTCTGCGGCTTGCAAGTTGTGCTCATCGTAGGATGCTCGCTTGCGTATCTTCTTGCCTTCCTGCTGTAGCTTAGCTTTGATTTCAGCGTAGCTTGCCATTACCAATCAGTTGAGAAAAGGTCGTTGAGAGATTCTTTACCCATCAAGCGGATGGCTTCGTCAGCAAGGTCTGCGTTCTTGAAGTAAACGATTCCTTGATTTGTCGTATGGTTAAATGTTACACCATAAAGTATTTCCTTGAAAATATACCAATTTTTACTACTGTCTTCGAAGTTGGGTTTCCAGTCACCATTGAGATACTTGGCGATGTTCTGCAACTTGTTGAAAGCAGCACAACGTTTAGCCTGAGCAGGAGTGGTGCAGTTGACGGAATCTTTGTAATTTACAATATCCTGTTTTTTTTTAAAAATTTTGTCTTCGCCCCAAGGCCAATATGCAGTCTTATCAAAGTAGAGTTCTTTGAGAATATCATCATAAGTGATGTGCTTGCCTTCCTCAGCATCATTAGTAGGTTTCTCGTCTCCTTCAATCTTCTTGCGAATCATCGGCTTGCCATCCTCGCTGATGAAGACTTGAAGGATGTCGGGAATAGGAAGTTCTACTGCTGTACCATCCGTTGGGATAGTGTATTTTGTGAGACTCGCCTTTCCGTTATTGATGTTTGTAACGTCCTGATTGCTGATGCCTTCTGCATGAATATCAGGAGTCTTTTCCTCGGCATTCTCTGCCATCTTCTTGGCAATCATGTCTACACATTTGCCAACGATTGCTCCGAAAAGCATCTGTGCAAATGGTGGTAACTCTGGGGTGTTGTTGCGCTGACGATTACGTCTGTTGTTGCGCTTGTCGTTTCTACGTGTCATATCAACTATAATTTTGTAAAATGTTATTAAACTCGTCTTCTGTAACACCATCTGCATAGAGTATCGTGAGGATGGTGTCTAAGACTCTACTATATACTTCATTGAAGGCTGGCTCATCCATCTTGGCGAAGGAGATAGACTTGGCTCTCTCCAAGAACTTCTGTCCGTTGAGGTCGTAAAGCGGTTCGCTGAATCCTGATGTTATCAGAAGCTGCTCACGGAATGTGTCTATAGAACGTAGGTTTGTGCGCTGCTGCTCTGTGAGACAATCCCATGCTGCTCTGATAAGGGAGAAGAACTTGCGGTGAAACTTTATGTTCCTTGGTCGAACTATGTTCGCCTTGACGATGGAACCAACCTTTATCTTTTTCATTTCCTCGTAATCATCATCCGTGTAGGGGCGAAGACCAGTGGAGGTTCTTACTAGATGGATTTCCATACCTTATTTATTACTGATTTGGGGCAGGGAAGGGAAGTCCCTGCTGCTGACCACCTGCATATTGAGCGCTCTGCTGAATAGGTTGACCACCTGCATATTGAGCGCTCTGCTGAATAGGTTGACCGCTTGCATTAACCTGAGGGGGAAACTGCTGATGCTGACTGAGCGGTATTGGCTGCTGCTGTGGTTGGTAATATCCACCAACTGGCTGAGGTGCTGCACCAACCTGACCTTGCTGCTGACCATTTGGTCGTTCTACCTTCCAGCAGTCCAACTGGTTGAACCAACGTCCTTCCTTAGACTGGCGTGCCTTCAATCCGATGTGTGCGGTGATGATTTCTCCTAACTGAATGTTGAACTGCTGCAACTTGTCTGAGCCATATACCGAGATAACGGCTCTTGAAGGGTACTGCTCGTTCAACTCTTCGATAGTGTACTCACAAGAACTCCATTTGGTTCCGTTTTGGGAAGTTCCCATTTGAACTTGCCCTGCTGCAATAATTTTACCAGTAAATTTAACGTTCATATCTATACTTAATTAAGTTTGATTCTTATTGATGGCTTGGTGGTCGTTTCCTTTAGATAGTGCTCGTAGTGGTCAGGCTCCGTGTCCTTGAACAGCTTCGTGTCGAAGGTCTTCTTGGTGGTTGCTGCCACATAAGAGTAAGAACCGATATTGGTCTTGATGGATTTCTGCTTGTTGTCTTCCATCATCTTCATTATCTTTTCCTTCAACTCATCCTGCTTAATCTTCAGGGCATCCATACGAGCGGTTATCAATCTGTACTCCTGCTCTAGTGCTGAAAACTGCTCAGGAACTTCCACCTTATACTGATACTCTGCATCATCTGCAAGATAAGCAGCGATTAAATCGTCTATCTGATAATCAGCTACCCTTGGTAACGGCTGGAACTTGCTCTGTCCGTTCTTGAACCACATGCAGACAATCTCCTTCACCTTCAAGTCAGGATTCTGTTCCTCGAACCATTTTGCGTAGATGGATAACTGGAGAGATACATTGTCGTAGTGAAGGGTGGCGGTGGTCTTGTAGTCTACCAGATAGATGTTGCCTTCGCTGTCGGCAAAGATTCCATCAATGGCAGATGCAAAGTTTTCACCATCTGTAACGAGATACTCGGATGCTACATAGTGTAAATCGTATGCGACTAACATGCTGTGGAAGGCTTGAAGCTCTTCCGTAGGATTCGGGTACTGCTTGATGTCGGCATCGAAGATGGAGCAGAAGGTTTCAAACGTGTTGTGGATAAGGCTTCCTCGCTCTGCTGCCTTCATCAATACAGACTCGGGAATATTCTTATAGGTGTCTGGGAAGGCTTTCTTGATGAGCGTTCCCGTCACACCTTTCAGTTCCTTCTTGCCGATGAAGTACTGATGAGACTCCTCAAAGAATGTGACTTTTGGCACATTCAAAGTAATTTTCTTTGTTTCTGCTGTCATATTATTGTATACCTAATTGTTTCTTCTTGGCTGATACTGCTTGCATGAACTGAGTGTTAGAGCAGAGTGGCTGGTAATGCTGAATTACCCACAACAGATTGTCCTTGCTAACACATCTGCTCAGATAACCCAATCCTTCGTTCAGGTCGCTCGGGTGGTACTGAGAGGATGCTGGCTGCTGGGCTGCTGGCTGCTGAGTCTGTGTCTGTTGCTTCGCTTCCTGATGCTGCCCATCGTTGGTGGTATCAGAATCAGCATTATCATCAATGGCAAAGAGGCCGTTGAGAGCATACTTTCGAGCGTAAGAGGAGGATGCTCCAGTAATCTGACTGCCATCCATACCTTTCTTGGTTTCCTCTTCTCTAGCCCAACCAGTTGTTGTTTCGTACTCGCCCTTCTCGTTCTTGATAGTGGCGGTAGCCTTAACATAAATGCGGTTGCCTACCATCACAATATCATCTGTAATGGTTAGCGTGCATTTCTGCTTGTTGAGCAAAGGCTTGACTGCTTCAAGGATGTCTTCTGCCTTGCGATACTTGTAGCCACCGAATTTGTTGAACTGACTCTTCGGGGCTTTCAGTTCTGACTGAATTACGATAAGTTCTTTCATATCTTATATGTATTAAGTTGTTATTGATATTTCCATTCATAGTGGCTGCATTTGTAGCCACCATCTGGGTTCTTATTCGGGTTGTCACACATAGTCAAGAATAGACAATCGTGACAACTATTTGCTTTATATCTCATATTGTATGGTTTAAATGTTCAAAATAAAAACCCCACGGTTCTCACGAATGGTGGGGCGAGAGTTTTTTATTTTAGTTTAACCTGAGCGGTCGCTACCGCAATGCCTAATGTTAAAAATGTAATTTGTATGAAAAAAACATTAATTTCTCTATAATAGGGCGCACGTTCCGAGGCTTTAACCCATCCGTGCGCCCTTGGTTCCCTTCTGCATTCATGGAGGCTTAGGACTCCCAGCACTAGTAATCGCACATATTGTGATATATCTGATTTCTATAAAATAACCAATAACTTGAACCGAATAGAAAGAAAGCGTGCTGGCTGCATTAGAACCGATTTGTAGTTGTGCGCTCCTACCTTTAGATGCTACCTTATTATATAAGGGTCACGGCATCAGGTCTGCTTCTTCACAAGTGAACTCCAAGTTTTTCCAAATTCCACCTATCAGGTGTATGTACTGGCTTGCCACTTCCACGTCTAAGCACCATCTGTGGTTAATGATGCTCCTTTTGGGTACGTGTACCTCTCTAGGAAGGTTTATCCTATCCGATACTAAGCCTTGGAATCGGGCTATATGGGGCGCAAGGTGGGACTCGAACCCACGACCTCGAAGGGGGAAGAACCTTCATACTCTACCAACTGAGTTACTTGCGCTGGGCAAAAACTTAAAAACATGTAAAATTATAACGACAAAGTTATAGTGGAGACTGGGAGTAGCAAACTCCAAAAAACCTCTGCTGTTTTAATGACTGAAATATTATAAGACTTAACACATTAATAACTTAATACTAAATTTAACTTGTGAGGTTCAATCTCCATATATCTTACTTGCCTACCTCCTTGAAGTAGGAGTGAATTTCCTTAACGGCAACAGCAAAAGCGATTACGCTGGCTACCAACATTACATCTGCTATCATAAGTTTATCTGTTTAATGGGTAAAACAATAGGCTGCTGCCTCTGATTTCAACTCTGCCATGCTCTTTCTGCGGTTCTGAGTCATCCACTCTTCCAACTCGCTCTTCTTAAAGTAGAGTCGGTTGACGTTTGGTTTATAGCAAGGAATGATGCGGTTCCTAACGTTTTCTCTCACTCCTCTAACCGTCATGCCAAGAATGATTGCAGCTTCATTAATGTTGAGCACATTCTTTGCAGCTATGAGCGAATACTGCTCGATGCGGTCTAGCTGCTCTTTAATTTCTGGGTCTATCATATCAGTTGAATTTGATGGTTTGTTGACTGGCACTAGCTGCCTTGGCTGGCTCTGTTCTACCAGTGCCCTTATCGCTGGGAGTGTTCTCCTGCTCTATTAAGGGGAGAATGCCCTTCGCTTTGAGTGATTCATATAGGAAGATTCTTCCTTTCGTTGTCCACTCGGTGTTGTACTTCACATCATGCCGACCATCACTCCTTACGATGTCTACTGCTCTGCTGTGAACATATCCCCCTTCTAAGAACTGGGCAAACAATATCCATTGACCTCTTACCTTGTGTTGGATTCTCATAGACTCCAACTCCTTGTTTAACCTCATGGCACTCATTCCGTAGTCCTGAGCAATCTGAGTAACGGTCATAGTGGCATTACTCTGCAAGATTTTGTCGTAGTAGCTGACCTTAGGCAGCATTTCGGTAATCTTGTTGCCGAGTTCCATGTTCGTCTTGCTGATAGTGACGATTTGTTCCTGCTGCTTCTTATTTTCCAAAGCTAGCTGCTGTTTCTCCTCCTCAGCCTTGACCAGAGATTTGAGAGCTTCGAGATAGTTCTGAGGAACGGATGGCTTTTGATGTTGCTCTTCCAGTTCCTTCCATCGTTTAATCAACTTGGCTCTCGCTTCATCGTTGAACTTGGTGGCGATGTAGAGACACTCTTCCTTGTTGAGGGAGTAGCAAGGTCTATCTTGATTATTTTCATCCTTGTAAGACCCGAGGGAAAATTTACCCTCGGCTACTTTTTCCCAAGCTGGCTCCATCTTTCGGATGGATTTCATCACATCAGCATGACGCTTGCCAGTAATCTCTGCAATCTGTAGTGATGTCATTCGGTCATCATCTACAATAGTTGAAATTTCATTCATAGGATTCCTCCTTCTTTATTATTAGTAGAACATGACCTTATCGGTCTCAACTCCTCCGAACTCATTCAGGGCATCATGCCTGATGCTTTCGGATTGCTTACTCTGACTTCTAAAGCCTAGAGCGTTGTAGATGGTTTCCCTTCGGCATCTATACCGCTCAGCAAGTTTTTTACGTCCTTCGGGCGAAACTTTGATAATTTTTATCTTTTTTACTTGCATATCTTAATTTTTTGTTGTACTTTTGCTTCTAACAATTAAGCAACTTGTTGTTTACGAGTGCAAAGATAAGCAAATCTGCCTAACTAACCAAATATTTTTGGGAAAAAGTTATCCCGATTTGCATAGTTTAAGTATGATTTAAAAATGTAAAATGTATGGAAATAACTGTGTATCAAAGAATTAAAGCGTATATTGATGGTAATCGTATATCATTGAATGCTTTGGCAAAAACGCTTAATATGAATCAATCTACGGTTCTTAGGCAAGTTAAAGGTGAGCAGACGTTGTCTTCTACGTTGGTAGAGAACTTCCTAAAAGCCTACCCAGATGTGTCTGCTGAATGGTTGATGCGTGGTGCTGAACCTATAGAGTTGGGCAAAACTGCCGAGTATATTGCAGAAAAGACTAGTGTAGATTATGCTGCTGATGCTATTCATCCTAAAGAATCAGATTTTGATGATTCTGTCTGGAAGGCAAAGTACGAGGAATTGGAGAAACGCTACGACCAGCTACTTTCTATCTTGGGCGGTGGCATGAAACAAGCAAATGTAGGATAATTAAAATGTGGTGAGATATGAAAAGAGTAATGTTAATTTTATCTTTTATGTTAATTAGTTTGTGTATCTTTTCACAGACTGTTATAGAAATGACTAAAGATGGAGGGGTTTATACCGTTCCGTGTACAATTAACGGTTATAAAGTTAGTATGATATTTGATACAGGAGCATCTAATGTTAGTCTATCTTCTAAGGTAGCATCTTATATGTTTCGTAACGGATTGTTGCGTGAAACTGACATTATTGGCGAGGGTTCCTCTACTATTGCTTCTGGAGAAAGTATAGACCATATTGTCGTTAAAATAAAAAGATTAGAGATAGGTGGTATTAAAATAGATGATGTTAAGGCTGTTATATTGGATAGTCAGACTGCACCTTTATTGTTAGGATTGTCTGCAATTCAGAAAATTGGAAAGGTAGGTATAGATGGAAATAAACTTATTATAAATAAATCAACGGCAAATTATAGTCCTGAGTATATAGATAAAATATATGATGGTTTGGAATCAGAATTTTCTTCGGGTAGTTATAATATGATTATTCATCAAATGGAAGATTTTAAATATAAAAATCTTTTAACGGATAAGGGTTATAGATATTTAGCAAGATGTTATCTTAGTACACATAAAGATAGAGAATGTATTGATGTATGTAATGAATGGATTGGTGACCCTTATATATTTTTGTCAGATGATTCTTATTTCTATTCATATTATTATCGAATGATAGCCTATGAAGGTTTAAAGGATAGAGATAACACTATATTATATTCGGAAAAAATGATAGATTGTATTGAGCACAAGAGACAAGACTTGTCTCTTTCCTCTAACTTGTTGGATGAGCTGTTGGGAGATGCGTATTATATGCAAGGCTTTGCGTATTACGATAAAAATGCGTACACGTTAGCAAACTCTTGCTTTGAGAAAAGTTTGTCGGTATTACAGGCAAGATATGGCTTATCTAAAGTAGATATACTTGATGGAAAAGGTAGGGTTAATGATACAATAGGAAGTTGTTTCCTTATGATGGCAACCATTTCTCAGAAACAAGGAGATTATAATGGCTATGTCTGTAGTTTAGTATTTGGTGCAATGGCAGACAATAAAGTAGCCATTAAATATTGTCGTTTAAATGATATTGATTATATAACGAAATCAATAATTTTGAAAAATCAAATACAAAGTTTAGGTATATATTAATGGCAGAAATAACTAACGAACAGAAGCTGTATGTGCTGCTGGATAATATTCGAGATAAGACAGAGTATGAGCAGGAGATATGGGGTATTATTTACGACCACGTATCTCCTGATGATGCTTGGAAAGAAGATGTTGCTATGCTGCTGGTGAAGAGCGAATACCTTAATCGTGGGTATGCCTTTAGCAATCAAGAATCTAGGGTGGTGTATAGTGTTACCAAGCAGGGCAGGAGCCAGATTTCAATCCTTTGGAATGGCAGTACGTTGAAGAAGGAGCATGAGGAGGAAGTGAAGGCTCTAAAGAAGGAGTCTTCATTTAAGACTAAACACCCCTACATAGATTATGCGATTAAAGCTATTATTGCAGCAGTAGTCACGATACTTGTAGGACTAGTTTATAAGTTTGTCAGCTAGTAACGTTCCCAAGAAGAAAGACTCAACACCTATCCAAACAAGATAGAAGTAAAAGCCGTTTTTGTAATATTCTAATTCTCTGTCTTTATCCATAAGCCATTGAGTTTTAATGTTTATGAAGCAAAGTTACGCTTTTCTCCTGAGAATCAGAAGCAAATTACATAGTTTAACTTTTAATCTCTGCAAGGCTGGCTACCTTACAGAGATTTTTTTATTCCTTATCGAAGAACTTATCAATCAGCCCCATCGCTTCATCCTTCTTCTTATCCACAATCTTAGCATATATCTCGGTAGTGGATATTCGGGAGTGACCGAGTAGCTTGCTGGTCGTGTAGATGTCGGCTCCCAGCGTGAGCATCATGGTGGCGAAGGTGTGCCGAGCGGTATGGAAGGATATATTCTTCTTGATTCCTGCTGCCTTCGCCCATACCTTAATATGATAGTTGATGTTCGGCTGCTGGCATAGTTCATAGAATACCAGTTCGTCTTTAGTCTTTTCAGGCAACCATTTCATCGCCTCGTTGGATAGCTGATAGCTGACTACTCGCTGAGTCTTCTCCATCGTCTTGGTCAGGCGGTAGGATGATGTTCCGTCAGGATTCTTCACCTCTTCAATATCGCTCCATTTCAGCTTCCTGATGTCTGAGATACGTAGACCCGAAAAACATGAGAACATGAATGCTTGCTTGGTATGCTGGCTGTAGCATTCCGTTGCAGCCAGTTTCTTCACCTCCTCAATATCAAGGTATACTCGTTCGCTTTCGGGAGACCCGAACTTATAGCTATGGTCTATGAGCGATAGGGGATTCATCTGTATGATACCATCACGGACAGCCTGATTCAGAACCGTACCAAAGCAAGTAAGGTACACCTTCTTGGTTACTTCGCTGAACGGCTGCCCACCTCTCTTGGTAGCAGTTCTCAGATATTCTATCCACTTCATGCAAAACTTCTTGTCTATGTCGACCATCTTGGTAGACTCGCCACAGAACTTGATGATATGCTTCTTCACATTCTCAATGGTCTTGCTGGATTCATCCGACCTACTCGCCTTCTGCTTGGCAACTTTCACGACGTCTAGCCATTCTACCAAGCGCATGTTCTTGTTGCTGCTGAATACTCCTGCCTTTCGGTTCTTCAAGTCGAGAACCCTCTGAGCCTTGATGATATTCGCACTAGCCATCGTCTCAGCATTCTTCATCCTTGCCTTCGCTCTTTCTCTACCAACCTCTGGGATGAGGTATAGTTTGAGAAATTCATAACTCCTCTTTCCGTCCATATAGATGTCCAGATAGATGCTCTTGTTTCCATTGGCAAGTTCCTTGAATCTGATAGTGACTGGCTCCTTGTCGATTGTTTTCTTCCTTCCCATAAGCCTACATTTATTAATCTGCTGCAAAGATAAGCAATTTTTTTGTTACTCGCAAATTTTCGGTAACAAAATAGTAACAAAACTACAACATATCTATTGTATACCTACCTGTCAGGTATTATGCTGATAATTGATTTTTCGCATAGATAAAGTGTTGGTAGTTAAGCAGGTAGGTATACAGATGATATACAAAAGGAGTACTTTCACAAGCACCCCTTTTCATATTATACAAAAACATTATGAATGCTTATTTGAACCTTGTAACCAATTGATAACCAATACTATTAGAAATGGTCTATTTTTATCGAGTAACAAAATAGTAACATAAAAGAGTTAAAGAAACTAAATCGTTCGTTTTGCTTGCCACAAAGGTAACAAAATAAACTTGAATGCCAAATATATTTTAACCTACTTTAACCTTGTAATCATTTGTATATCTACTGCATATCAAGCGTATACCTAAAATCTGAATATCTTACAGATTAACGAATTACATATTTTTTCACATTTGGTGGTTTCAGAAAAAATTTCTATTTTTGCATCGTCAATGTTGCGGTTGACAGACCAAAGTAGTCCTCCTTTCAAGGCGTAAGCCTACAAGATATGAACCTCTGAGTCGTTGTCCGTAACCAACACTCGGGGGTTCTTTTTTATTCCCCTGAGTTTGAGACAAGACAAGATGGAAGACTATGGGCTAGATACCTTCCGATTCATCGAGTCTATAAATTGCAAGGAAGACCGCATGGCAAATCGTAGGAACTAATAGCAGAAGACGAGCGGAGGGGAGTCTACTCCTTATGCTGCTTAGGTTAACTGATGTAGAATTATCAAGTGACCAGATGATGGGGGTTGACGGAACTCATCCATGACATCTTAGGTTTTCTGATTCGCTCACATGCGTGTGCGTTAAGGGGAACCTAGAATCCAAAGGAATCAAAAATCTATCCATTTTAATTTTCAATAATTATATTTGGATGATTAAGTAATTAGTAGGCAACAAAAAACAAAAAATCGCTTATGGAATTTGATATGTTGATTAGAAGTGCCCTGAGTGATGCCCAGTGGTTAATTGCTAAGGGTGGCACGGATAGGGCAGAAGTCCTGAATCGTGTGCTTGGTAAGATTGATAATGTCCTGAAAGAACTGGATGGGGTTGAACTCATTGACCTCAACAAGGTGTGGCATCAGGCGAAAGATGTTATGCCTCCACGCATTTATGGTGGCAATCATGCAGATTTGCTGTGTGTGCATCAGTTCAAGCCTACCTATCATCCTCACCTTACTCATGAAGAGAACTGCCCTGAGTTTGAGGAGTATCTTAAAGCGAGTCCGAATGACTGGTGGTGTAGAACTGGGGATTTGTTGAAGAAGGAACATCGTGAACTTTATTGGAGATAAAGACAATGATTAGAATGATATGGAATACTCTGTATACAAAGCCTAAGAACTGGCTCTGTGGGTTGCAGACGGATAAAGTGCTGCACTTCGTGGTTAGCATGGTGATGGTGCAAATGATATTCTTCTTGACCTATAACTTATGGCTCGCTACTCTTGCTACATTCGTTATAGGTATCTTCAAGGAGGTGGTGATTGATAAGCTAGTCAGCAAGGAGAAGGTGGATGCCGATGATATGTGGGCAGACATCTTCGGTGTGTGTGCAGGATTGATTGCGCTGGTAGTTGGTGCTGCATTGATTCACATTCATGAATGGTTATGGTGTAATTGGATATAGATATATTAATTAAAATTTAAGATTATAAGTGAATTATATTGGTTAGGTGTTTTGGGCAACTTACATAGTTGTGGTGAAGTTGTTGTTCTTTTATCTATTTTGGTGTTATGTGGTTTAGGTATCTGGACAATTATTGTTGGTGATGAATATGATGAACCTTTTGAAAAGATAAAAAGAATGTTTAAGCGTTCTATATATGCTTTTGTGTTTGGAGCAACTATTTGTATATTTATCCCTTCTACAAAGAATCTGCTTATCATCTATGGGGTAGGTGGCACTATTGATTATCTCAAAGAAAACAAGGATGCAAATAAGATTCCTGATAAGTGCATTAAGGCTCTTGACAAGTATCTTGATGATGCGTTGAATGAAGATAAAGACAAAGATAAGGAGTAACTATGGTATCTGAATCAGCTAGATATTATCAGACTCACCCAGCAGCTAGGGCACGGAAGGCTGCCTACGATACAAAGTTTGAGTCTTCTCCTGCTCAGAAGGCTAAGCGTAGGGAGTTGGCTCGTCATAACGCTGCTCACGATAAGAAGTATGGGTCAGCTTCTCGCAAGGGTATGGATGCTAGCCATACACGTTCAGGAATTAGGTATAAACCATCATCGGTGAATCGTGGTTCCAAGACGGATATGGCTGGGGATAGAAGAGCGAGAGGTGGTCGCTGATAGTGAATACGATAAAAGGGAGCCAGCGTAGACTCCCTTTTTCTTATCTGAATAAATCTCTAATATCACAATCTATAGCGTCTGCTACTCTTGTCAGGTAGCTGATGGTTGGGTTTCCGCTGAGGGCAGCAGATAGAGTACCTTTTGTGATTCCCATCTTTCTGGCTACTTCCTCAATGGTCATGCCCTTTTCCTTGATAACTTCTTTTGCCTTTAGGGTTGACATTTTAGTTATTCTTCGTGCTTGCTAATATGAATGTCGATTTCAACTTCTATCGGCTCTTCATCATCCCAAGTTGGAACATCAATGCCTAAGTCTTCACAATAGCTTTCATCAATATCAAAACAATGACCAAGACCATTGCTATCCCAATTAAAGAATCCTTTATCAGGTGGAGTTGTGAATAGATGTAAACATTCATCTTCATCGCAAGCAATAAAAGCTAGCCTACTTTCTAGAAATACTGGTTTCATAATTGATGACTTATCCGTGATGTCGAGGGCTGTATGTTATTACTTCTGATTCTTAATTCTGCTGCAAAGGTACATGAAAGTTTGGATATAGCCAAACAAATTCTTGTTTTTAACATGAATTTAACACTTGCGTGGTGAATATTACAAAAAAAGAATAGGGAGTGCTCACGCATTCCCTATTTCATTATCCTAACAATCTTAAAACCTATAAACCAAAAACCTATGAAAAAAAACAAACGTTTTTCTTATGAATTACATTTTATCCTTCCTCTTCTGACATCTGTCTCAACTTCTCGGTGAGGGCATTGTGAACCTCACGCTTATCGTCAAGAGTGACGGTCTGTAGCTTAGGGCAATTGAACTCAAGTATCTTGATGAATGATGCTACCTTATCCTTTGGCTCACACTTATACCAAGCAGTCATGAAGTCTTCCCAAGCCTCTCTAGAAAAGTCGGCGCACAACTCACGAAACTCCTTGTTGATAGGAGACTCGTAACCTTTCTTCTTACCTCCAGTCTTTGCCCGACCTTTCTCGAACTGACCTTTTGTATTTCTATCTACTGCCATTGACTTAACTATTTTGGTGCAAAGATAGTAATTATTCGGCAAACGGAAACTTTATCCGTTAACTTACCTACCTAAATAAACGGATAAAATACGAATATCGGATGGTATCAGTATCTTTGTACCATTATTAATAATTTTAATTTTCATATATATGATAGGTGCATTAATAGGTGCTGGGCTTGGGCTTGCAAGCAGTATTGCTGGCGGTATAGCTAACCGCAAGGCGAGAAAAAAGCAGGAGCAGATGATTGCCCAGCAACAGAAAGAAAATCAGGCATGGTATGACAGAACATACAATGCCGACCCGACCAAGCGTGCTGATACGGTTCGTTTGCTCACCCAGATGCAGGAGCAGATTAAGAACAGAAACAAGGCTGCTAAGGGCAGACAAGCGGTGATGGGTGGTACTGACGATTCCACTACTGCGGTAAAGGAAGCAAACAACAAGACTCTTGCGGATACAACCTCGCAGATTGTAGCTGCAAATGATGCCCGAAAGGATAATATCGAACAGCAGTATATGAACAGAAAGAACCAGTTACAGAACCAACAGATGGGCATGGAAGCTGAGAAGGCTGCTGATACCGCTAATGCGGTGGCTGGTGTGGCTGGTACTGCTGCCAATATCGCTGCAACTATTGATGGTGGTGCTGGTGGTGCGAAGAAGGCACCGAATATGAATGTGACTCAGGAGCAGTTGAATGGTATCGCTAAGGACTCAAATGATGTTCTTGGCTTGAAGGCTAAGGCTACGGCTCTTCCTTCTGAGGGTGACTTGAATAGCCTTGGGGCTAAACTTCAAAAGATTAAAGCATAAGCCTATGAAAGCATCAGATATGTTACGAAACAACAATGGCTTGAAGACTACACAGAGTGTACTCAACAAGCAGCAGAGTGGTGTGGATGCCGCTCAGAAGGTGGCACAGACTCAGGCTCCAGTCTTCACCCAGCAGCAACTTGATGCGGCTGGCAAGAAGGTTGACCAGATGAATGCTGCCACTCCTACCGATGATGCTATGAAGGCGGCTAGGGCTAAGACTATCGCTACTCAGCAAGCCATCGCCAATGGGGTAGATGTGAATCAGGGTGCGCCAAGTGATGAGGAGGATAAACCATCTGTCCCTATCGTGAAGAAGGAGGAGTCGAAACCTCAGCCTAAGCAGCTATCTTATGCTGATATGTATAAGATGTTGAATCCTGAACTGAATGAGACTGCTGAGCAGAGGGCGAACAGAGAGAAGAAGGAGCGTGCCAAGGCTCGTATCGCTGCTACTGGTGATGGTCTTCGTGCGCTCGCCAATATCTTCTTTGCTACGAATGGAGCCAAGGTGGTACACAATCCTGAGTCGGATATGACTAAGGCGATTAATAAACGCAAGGCATATATGGATGCTCAGAGAGAGAAGAATCGGGCATCATGGCTGGCTGGGTATCAGAGGGCACTCGCTCTTGATGAGGAAGCTAGGAAGAATAACCTGACTCTCGCTGAGCAGATGAGGTATCACGATATGCAGAACGACATCAACAAGGTGAAGGCTGACCAAGGGCAGCAGAGAATTGACCAAGGTAACAGAAGACTTGACTTGTCGAAGATGAAGTATCAGACTGATGCTGATTACAAGAAGGCAGTCTTGGCTATCAAGAAGGCTCTGGCTGATGGGCAGATTTCTCATTGGCAAGCACAAGAGGCCATACAACGTATGAATGCTGAGACTGGTCGTTTGCGTGCCAACAAGTCGGGTAGTGGCGGCTCCCGAACTGGCTCCTACTCAGGAGAGGTTGATGAGTATATGGATTTGATGGAAAAAGACCCTGAGGGTATGGCTGAGGCTGCAAGGGAGGTAAAGAAAATGGGCTACTCTCCTAAAACGGCAGCAGGAAAGAAGGCTCAGAAGATAGCCTATCAGCGTAAGCATGGTAAGGGTAAACAGAACCATACACCATCATCCAACAAGGGTGGAAAGAAGAAGACAGGTGTTAATTGGATAAAATAATAGATAATATGCCAAAATACAAACCATTATACTCCCTTTATAAGGGATTGAGAGAAAGTAAGTATGATGTTCCTGATAGCTATGTTAGCTTTCAGAAGACGTTAACTCAGCCTGGCAATGCAGGAGCAAAGAGTAGAAGAGGATTGTATCAATCCTTGAAGGATAGTAACTATGATGTTCCTGATACTTATGAAGACTTCTATAAGAATCTTTTCGTGCCAGTAAATAGTACAACATCTAGGGCTTTGAAAATCGGGGAGAATCCTAATACTCCTACGGTAAATAGGTATCGCCAAAAGATGTTTGATTCTGTTGACCCAAATAAAAATGGGTTGAATAACCTTTCAAATCGGGCGGTTGGTCAGGCAGTAAGGGCAACCAATAATGTTCGTAAGCCAGTAATCGCAAAGGTTGTAAATCAGAAAGGTAAGCCAACTGGAAAGGAGTTTGCTATTACTCCTGCCAAGACCGCAGAAGACCTTGATATAGAGTATGCTCAGGAGACAACAAAGAACTGGGAGAATGAACTGCATGACCAGATGGCTGATGCCGACAAGGATGCAGCAAAGATTAGCGATATGTTCAAGTCCTTCATTGGTTCTACTGATGAGGTCGGTAGCGTATGGGGCAATATGACTAGGGGTGGCGGTATCGCTGGTACTCCTCATAGTGTTACTACCAACAATGGTATCTTGGAGAATACAGAAGCCCGACAAATTCTTGCTGCTGGTGACTACAATCGTAAGAGAAGAGAACTCTTGCAGTTGGAGAAGGATTCAAGAAATGGTGCAATCTTTGACAATCATTCTTTTTTTAGAGGAATGTATGATGCTGCCAAAGATTCTGGATTCCTGACTGGCGGTGCGTCTGACCTTATTAATGCTGGCTCCTTGCTAGCGACCAAGCAGGATTTGGATAATGGTGTTCATACTGAAGCTGGAGATATGTTGATGCAGCAAGCGGTAAAGAATAGTGATGCACAGAGTCAGTATGGTGACAATCAGGGATGGATGTATACTGGTGGTGTTATCACTACTAATATGGCTCCTTTTATGGTGCAGATTGGTAGTGCTGGATTTTCCAAGGGTATGAGTAACGCTATTGGTAAGGTTGTGCAGGGTGCAGCTTCTAAGGTAGCATTGGGTACTATGGAGAAAGCTACTGGAATGGCTGGTGCTCATATCGCAAACTATATCGGTAAGGTAACTGGTCTTACTACAAAGGCTTTCGGTAAGGCTATCCAGTATGGAATCGTTGGTGCTGCCCAAGCCAATACAGTTGGTCTTGGAAATGTTGCTAACGATGTGATTAACCGCTATACTGGTCAGGTCTATCAGGATGAGCAGGGCAACTACAAGTTCGGCACTTTTGATAGTGATGGTAAACTCGTGCATGAAGGCGGTGAAGACTTCCTTACTGCCCTTGTAAAGGGTGAGGCGGCTCAGACCATTGAGTTTGCTACAGAGTTGGCTGGCGGTGGCATTGATGCTGCTGGTACTGCCCTGAAGAACTTCGTTACCAAAGGTGGCAAGAAAATTATCAACAAGTACAACATGGAGAATGTTTCCAAGGTGATTGACTTCTTGCTTAATAATAAGGTGTCAAAGAATGCAAGATACTTAAAGGCTGGTGCTGACAGAACTCTTGGTAAGGTTGAAGTGAATAGTATTGTCGGTGAGTCTCTGGAGGAAGAATTGGGTATCATCGCCAACACAGTCTTTACTGGTGATAACAAAATCTCAGACTTGTGGGATGAAAAGCAGCAGTCACAGATATGGGGCGGTATGCTCTTGTCTATCGGATTGATGAAGGGTGCTGTTGCTCCTTTCCATGCTTATAATGCCAAGCAGTATTATTCCTATAAGCATAAGCTAGATAAGGCTGATGTGAACTTGTCTCAGTTGCTCGGCAAGGAGAAGTGGGAAGAACTCCGTAATCAGATTGATGCTACAACAAACGATGATATGCCTGAAATGATAAACAAAATCAATCGTGATGTTGCTCTTGGTAAGAACAGACAGCCAGTGCGTGAGTATATTCAGAACTTGCTCATCATGCGTGGCTATGACATTGGTAATATGCTTGCAGCAAAGAAGGCAGTTGAAGACAAAGGTGAAGGTGTCTCTGTGAAGAATATGGAGAAGAATCAGGCATACCAGCAGGGGCGTGATGCTTATGGCTACGATACTCATGAGATTCAGTTAGACCAAGAAGACAAACAAAAGTCTCTTGCTCAGCTTCTTGGTATCTCAGAGCAGCAGTTGGCATCCATGAGTGATGAGGAACTTGAAGCACTCTCTGGTCGTGATGATAATATTGATAGGGCTATTTATGACTACCAGTTATCTACTGCTCGCTATGAAGGTGTGATTGATAACGCAAGAGACCAGATAGACTTGGAAGTGCAGAGAGCGGCACAAGCGGTTGACATGTACACAGACAAGTCTAGTAATACAATCCGAAATGCTACCATCAAGGCTACTGGCGGCTTGGAAGATTATGGTGTATATATCATCAATGGTAATATTGCTACCCATGAAGATGGTTCTATTGACATTAGTAATAGCGATGATATGATTCTGTATTATGACCCAACTACTAATACGGTTGAGCATGCTGATGCCATGATGTTTGCTGAACTCGGTAGTGAGGAGAATGCTGATGAAGTGAGAAGTCAGGCTATGGCTGATGCCAAGGAGAAGGCTATCAAAGAAACTACTGGTATCATTGATGGTGTTGTTGAGGTAGGTACTCAGTTCAATCTGATTGATACTGATGGTACAGAACATACTTATGAAGTGCTGGCTGATAATGGTGATGGTACTGCAATGATTACTATTGATGGCAACGTACCTACTGAACTTGTCAATGGCGAGAATGTAAATATTCCAGTCTCGTTTGAAGAGTTGCAGAAGATGAAGGATGAGTATGACCAGCAGAGATTGCAAGCTGCCAAGGCTGAGCGTGAGCAGATGGAAAAGGAACGGGCTGAGCAGCAGACTCAGGAGATAGAAGAGACTCAACCTTCATTTGATTTCAATCAGATACTTAATGATAATGGAAACGTGGTGCTCGTTGATGTGCTTGGTAAGGATGGTAACACCAAATATCCTGACTCTAGATTGTTCCTCATCCGTGATGCTGGTGCCAAGGCTAAGGTAGTGGAGTTGAAGAGTGATGGTACTATTGTTCCTCATGCTGTGAACAAAGAAGATGTGGCTACAATCACTTCTATGTCGCTCGATGAATACAAGCAGGCTATGCCTGAATCCTCAATGATAGAGGATAATAGTGGAGAGAATAGAGGTGAGATAGATGTGGAAGCTCCGACAATAGAGGGCGAGACTGCTGCTCCTTCTGAGGAAACTGCTGCTCCTGAATCTGCTGAGACTCCTGCAACAGAACAGACTCCTGCTGCTCCTGCCATTACCCTTGAAGATGGAACCATCGTGCCTATGCTGGAGGATGGCAATCCTGACTTCTCGAAGCTGACTGCCGCACAGACTGCTGAGTTGTATGATACTCAGTTCGGTGAGGATGCAGATAGTATCGTATCTGGATATGTGTCTGATGCAAAGAAGGCACTCGACAAGGCTAGCAACATGACCGTGAAGGGTAAGACTTTCGTGGAACAGAAGGCTGCCAAGGATGCCAAGGAGAAGGCTATTGCTAATGCTCAGGCGGCTTATGACTCAGCTATCGCTATCCGTGATGCTTATAATGAGCGACAACTTGCCAAGGTGGAAGATACTGCTGAGGGTAGAAAGGAACTTATTGAGAAAGCAAGAAGAAAGTTCACTCGCTTGAAGAGTGCTGTGAAGGATGATGCTGAGTCGGTGGCTCAACTCTATAAAGAGACAATCGGTTCACTCCTGCATCGTCTGTATGATGGTACTGGCATTGACGTGACAGATACGATTCCGCTTACTACTGAAGAGTATGTGGCTAGCAACCTCGGTGCTCACTCTCTCAACTATGAGGGAACAGAGACAAGCAAGGGTGTTAAGCAAGAGACTGGATTGAGCAGAGAAGACTTTGCTAAAACTCAGTTGCTCGCTGCTGATGGTAAGGGAACTACTATTGATGCGCTCGTTCATAGCTTGTGGGAGAATCGTCCATCAAACCTTGAATCACTAGACACTCAGGAAATTCGTAATGCTCTCATCGGTGTACTCAATAGCGGTTTCAAGGCATCGGAAGCAAGGAATTTTGTTGAAAATATTCGCATTGCTCAGGCAGAGAACATACTTGAAGAGCAGAAACGTGCTCAGGAGAATGCAGCCTATGCTGAGCAGCACAAGGCTGAGCCAGAGGCCGAGTTGGAGGCGAAGTCGGATGAAAAGGCTGAGTTGAAGGCGAAGTCAGAGGCGAAGTTGGATAATGAATCGGATAATAAATCTAATGATTTGTCTAATGAAACGGATAATGACAATATAAATGATAATATAAATGCTCCTGAGGTTCCTGAGGATGCAACGGACGAGAATCCGCTTGGCTTGCAACTTAGCGAGGATAAGGTTCCGTTTGAAATCGAAGGAGGAAAGAGCGGTGAGACGTATGATATAAACGACAATAAAGACAGACAGAGACTTATCAATGACAACAAGGTGGACGATAAGGACATCTTGGATATTGATATGCCTAAACACGTACACAAGGCTATTAAGGAATTGTGTAAGAAGATGGGATTGAAGGTTCAGTTCCTCTATATGGGTGCAAGGTCAAATGGTTGGATTGAGAATGGAACCATGTATCTTGCTCTGGACACAGAGAAGGCTACCCAGTTTGTCTTTGGTCACGAAATGACTCATGCCATCAAGCAGAAGAATCCTGAAGCATACAAAGAACTCGTTAAGGTTGCCATGGCTGTAACAACAAAAAAGAAGTTTGAGGAAGACTTGGCTAAGGTTTATCAAAACTACCATGGTATCTCTGGATATAACAATGTTGATGATTACGTTGAGGAGGTTGTTGCTGATAACTTAGGAAAGTTCATTAATGACTTTGACTTGGCACAAAAGTTCTCTCTTCGTCTCAATCATCCTATTTTGGGAACGATTCTTCATGCTATACAGAAGATAAAGAGTCTGTTATATGGTGACTTCTACAAGTCTGTAGATGCTTTGGAGCGTATTGTAGAAAAGGCTTACGTTGAAACTGCAAAGGGTCAGGTGACGAACTCCGAGACTGGCGAAGATGTTTCATTCTCTCTCCGTCAAAAGCCTGAGCCTAAGAAGAAGGGCATTGGCTACAAGGTGTTCGTGCTAAAGGATGGTAAACTCTATCCACCAATGGTAGCGAACCCTGATGGTGCTGCTACTCCAGTGGGTGTATGGCTCGATGCTGATGCTGCTCCTATTGCAGGAGAAAGCAAGACTGGCAGACCTCAGGTTAAGCAGGGTGGCAAGGGTACACAAGGCGGTAGCGGTAAGCTAGCCTATAGACCAGGATGGCATCTTGGTGTAGTGCCTTACGCTATCCAGTTCAACCGCAAGGATGCTGAGGGAAACAAGACTCTCTTCCCTAAGAACTTCGTGTTCGCTGAGGTGGAGTATGCTGCTGATGTAGATTATCAGGAGGAAGCTCGCCAAGAGGGTATCAATCCATCGGGCAAGTATCAGCATTCATTGGCTGGCTTGAAACATCTGCCTACTGATGGCTATTATATGTATCGTACCAACCCGAACCCTGAGACTGACCCTTGGGTGATTACTGGTGCGATGAAGGTGAACCGTATCTTGACCAGAGCAGAGCAAGCAGAACTTGTAAAGAATGCTGGACGTGAACCTCAGCAGATTCAGGAGGGCGATATTGTTACTGATGATATTGTGAACAGCATCAATCAGGAGATAGCTGATGCTCCTAAGTTCTCGTTGAAGGTATATCATGGTAGCGGTGCTGAGGAAGGTGATACCAACTATGTTATCTTCAAATCTGAGGATATGAAAATCACAGAGCACACCAAGTTCTCGTTGAAGTCAAAACCAGTCCGCTTTGAAGCTGGCAAGAAACTCAGCGATGAAGAGAAGAAGGAAGTCCTTTCTACATTGAAGGATGCCTATAAGGTGAATGGTGTTCCTTATCACATCGAAGAGACTGCTGGCGGCAAGGAGAAGAGAGTGTATGAGCCTACTGCTGATAGCTATGTTGTGAGCGATATTACAAATCGTCCACTAAGATACTATATCACTTTGCCTGATGGTCGTGTGGCTCATCCTACTGAGGTATATCCTAATATCTCGGACAATGAGGTGAAGTCTTCGGCTACCAAGCAGGGCTTGCTTGATGAAGAGGTTGACCAGATTGTTAGTGCTGCCATTGTCAACATGAAGGATATTGCCGACAATGCCAAGGCGATAGAGGTGCTGACCGAATTGCAGAATCTCCCACATGAGACACATGATGTAGGCTACGGCTTGAATAATGCCCAGTCATACAACTACAAGACTGGCATCTTCACTTCTGATGCTGCCCAAGCTATAGATTATGTGGTAAGACGAATGAGAAGAAAGGAAGATGTTCCTACCGAGATTCCTGCTGCTTTGAAGAAGGCGGTGGCTGATAGCTATGGTATGGTTGATAACCTCATTGATGGCATGAGTTCTACTAAGTTCTCGTTGAAAGATAATCAGGGGAACCCTCTGAATCAGGATGGCACGTTGAAGCTGGATAAGATTAAGTCCGTTGATGAATTGACGGATGAAGACTTTACTGATGCTTTTCGTAATGTTGAGCTTCCTACTCTTCCAAAGAATGTAGATAAAGCAATAGGTGCAAACGGAAAGCCGGTTGTTATCAAGAAGAATATCTTTGAGAAGAATTGGAATGCTCACAAGTTTACTCCTGCTGAAAGCAAAAAGATATTGAATGATGCTTTATACAATACAGATTTGGTAGGGCGTACACAGCCAACAAAGAAGCCTAACCATTGGGTTGCAATCAAGTTGGATGATAAAAGTCCTATCACCGTGTTGGAAGTAAACGACAACAAGAATAATGTTGAAGTTGTTGGTTGGTATACACTTGATGAAAGAAATCTTGGGAGAATAAAAAGACAAGCTGAACGAAATGGCGGCGAACTCATTATGTTAACTCCTAAAGATGATAAGGTGGAAAGCCTTTCCACTCCTCCGCTCAGCTCTGCTGCAAAGATAGACAATTCTTCTGAAACTTCCAAGGAAAATGGAGAAAAGTTTTCATTGAAGGACGAAAAAACCATGTTTGGTATGCACAACATCAGTCTTGATAAACTTCGCAAGGCTATCAAGCAAGGTGGCTTTGCCGCACCTTCCATGGGTGTGATTGACTCAAAGAATGGAATATATTCTGGCTATGGAGAGATTACATTGATACCGAAGGCAGAAAAAATTGCCAAGAGAACAGGCAAGAATATCGGCACTTATGCCGCAGATGCCTGGACTCCTATTTATCCTCCAGTAGAAAAGAAGTTTGGTGGCAATGGTGGTGATGTCGCTTACGACGACATAGAATCCGTTCCAAAGGAAATGCAACGTCTCACAAGAAATGCCATCAATAGCTTCATGGATGGTCGTGAAGCAAACGGATTGGCTTATCTTTACTTGCAAGAGAAAGGAAAAGCTCCTGAGTTGGTTCATGTTGAAGGCAAATATCCAAAGGAACTTCATGATGAGGTGAAGGGTATCTTGGGAAAATTAAATGGTATCTATAATACTACGGATGAGCAAAAGGAGAAACTCCTTGACTTGTTTATTCGTGAGGTGTATGATGGCAATAAGGAAGAGTTTGACAATGACATCAAGAAATTCATTAAGAAAGACGAGGAGCTTATCAAGAAAAGACCAAACTCTAATATTGCCAAGAACAAATAACTTGATGTTGATTGGATGAAGGAACATGGCTATGACTATGGGGCTTTGTCTCGTTTCGTTGATGGCATACTGCGTGATGCGGAGACTTCTGGTAAGGTGGATGAGAATGCAACGATGAAAGCTGCACAACAATACATTCAGGACAAAGGCATGAAGGAAGACTTCGATTCATGGAAAGAAAAACTCAATGACCGCTATAATGTGGAGGAGGTTATCTTTGCTGGATATAAGCCAGATGGCAATCGTAAGTATCTGCCTAACACTGTGGAGAATGCCGTGAAGGTAATGAAACAAGATGGCAAGAATGCTTCCGTTGGTTCGGCTTCTTTCAGTCATTTCGTAGCATCCATATTGAAACCTATGGGGACTCTTGACCAAATCCGCAAGAAGAAGGGCAATTTGACTGGCAACTATGAAGATGTTGAGAAGTTTCAAGAAAAATGGCAACCTGTCTATGATGAGTTGGCTGATAAGATGCAACCTGATGCAGAACCATTTGAAAGCTATGGCATGGACAGATTGGAAGAGGTTGCCACACAGAAGAATCCAAAGAAATATGCCAAGGAAGAGTATGGTGTGGACTTGACAGACGAGGACATCAACAAATTGAATGAACTTATTGAAGCTGTCAAGAATGATAAGCCTTCTATTTACTTTGAGACCAAGTTTATGCGTCCTTATGGTCTTGACGAGTTTGAGAAGGCTATTGTTCCAAACGATACTCCAAGCGATGTGGTAGATGCCTTGAAGATGGCTGGCATTGATGTGAGCAGCTATGAGCGTGGAAATGCAGAGGACAGACAGAAGGTTACTATGGATGCTATCAATAGCAGCGACAATATTCGTTTCTCTCTGAAATCTATGATGGCGAAACCTGAGGGATGGAAACAAGCCAACAAGAAGGCTATTCATATTGCAGAAGCTATTGAGCGTGACCCTAAGTTCTCCTTGAAGAACCTTGATGGCACTCTCATTAAGGCTGGAACCTACTTTAGCGGTGGCGGTCTTGTTGAGGAAGGTTTGAAGGGTATCATCGACCCAGTGGTGGCAGTTGAATATGACGAGAAGATAAGCGGTGTTTATCGCAACAACTTCGGACAGCACATCGTTACTGCTGATGTTCGTGATGTTGACCCTAAGGAGTTGGTGAAGCAGATAGATGGCGAGGTGGAGTACTTCCATGCCAGCCCAGTCTGCAAGAACTACTCTCAGGCGAAGAGTAACCATGCTGAGGTGGAACTTGACAAGGAGACTGCTGCTAGTACTGCTGAGTTTATCAATGCCATAAAGCCAAAGGTGGTGACCATTGAGAACGTGAAGGGATATAAGGATTCCGATGCCATGAAGACTATTACCGATGCTCTGGATGCCAACGGCTATACTTGGGATGCAGATGTGTATAACGCTGCTGACTATGGCGGCTACACAAACCGAGAGAGATTGATTGTCCGTGCGGTTCGTGATGGCAAACTCCCTGAAAAGCCAAAGAAGATGGCACGCAAGAGCGGATGGTATGAAGCTGTGGCTGATATTATCCAGACCCTGACCGAGAAGAAGAATGGTGTGGCTCCTTGGATGGATATTCGCTTGAAGGCTGATGGTATTGACTGGAGAAACATTGACAAGCCATTATATGTGATGGGTAGTGCTTATGCTGACGGAAAGATTCCTCATGCTTTTGCTGACGAACTCCTGCCTACGCTCCGAACCAAGAGTGGTGATGTGATTGTGATGCCTGATGGTAAGGTATATCGTGCCTTGGGCAGAGTGCTCGCAAGAGTATCAGGAGTGAGCGATGATTACAAGATGCCATTCTCCGAGAACCTGAGCCATACCATCATCGGTAACGGAATCCCTACCCAGTTGACGGAACATGTGATTGCTCCTCTGCTTACTGACTCTGACCCTAAGTTTAGCATCCGTACCTATCATGGTACTGGTGCTAAGTTTGACAAGTTCGATTTGTCTCATGCCTTGGAAGGCGAGGGTAGCGAGACTTTTGGTCATGGTGTGTATGTTACGAACTCTAAGAAAATAGGTGATAATTACGCACAACGTGCAAAAGATAGAAAAGGAAAGTTTGGCTTTGATTATAAGATTGATATGTCTGCTGAGGCTGGAGAAATGCTTAGCCATTATATCAATAAAAACCAAGATGTAGATAAGGGCTTAGAAAACGCTAGACAAGATTTGAAGTCTGCTTTGGAAATGTTCCCTGATGATGAGACGTTGAAAGAGTTGTCTGCTATTTTACAAAAGAATAATAATGAGATAGCTGAGTCTAGCAATGAAGCTTATCGTTATGATGTTGATATACCTGACGATAATGGTGAAAACTACCTTGGATGGAATGAGTCTCAAAACTTCCCATTGGAAAAATGGTACAGACTTTGGGAAATTACCCATCATGGTTTTAGTGATAACGAGTATTTCAAAGATGGTGGAGCGAGATATGATAAAGATAGGATTGAGCGTATTATCCAAATGAAACTTGATTCTCCTGAGAATGGTATGCAGAAACTTCCTACATTGAAAGGTGAAGAACTTTATCATGCTTTGGAAGATTTCTTTGACCGTGAAAGACCTTTGCGTGGTGCAAAATTAGCATCAAGGGCTTTGAGCGAAATAGGCTTTGTCGGCATCAAGTACCCTGCTGGCATGATTCATGGCGGTGCTGAGGAAGCCGATTACAACTATGTGATATTCGATGAGAACAATGCCAATATCGTGGGCAATACCAAGTTCTCCTTGCGCTATGACCAGTTTGAACACGACCTGAACCAGTGGAAGAAGGATAATAATCTGCCTAAGGATGCCCAGCGACCAACCATCCCACAACGTAACGCTGGCGAGAGTGCCGTTGACTTCCTGAGGAGAGTGGACGAGTACCGCAAACAGATGGCTCTGTGGAAGACTGCTCCAACCTACGAGCAGCATCTTCTGAGTGATGATACTGCCCTTGGAGAGTTCAACCGAGAGTTGCAGCGTGGCTCTGTTCTCAAACGTATCGCCTTCCAAGATAGTATGCTGGCTATCCGCAAGGCTCAGGAAGCTATCATGAAGGAAGTGGGTGTTGACCGCCTGAATATGGCTGAGGATGCCTATACTGCCGAGAACCGCAGTCATGGCAAGGGAAAGAACGAGTTTGAGGAGTACAACAATGAGTTCTTGCAGCCACTTAGAAAGGCTTATCATCAGATGAAGAAGGTACTGGGCGATAGCTATGATAATGTTCGTATCTACATGATGGCTAAGCATGGCTTGGAGCGTGATGCTCAGATGGCTTTCAAGAAGTCTCTGGAAGCTGACTATGAGGACGTGGCTCAGAGAAGTGCAGCATACAAGGCTTACAAGGGCGATATGAACCGTATCATTAATGATAGCGACCTAGAGTTTGGCAGAGTAGACTTCACTACTTGGAGACAGAGAGACAATGCACTAAGGGTGAAATATTCTCCATCTTATATGGACTATCGCTACGACAAGAATGGTATTGCCTACGATTACTCAGGTTTGTCTGCTCTCTTTGACGGCTCAGACTTCGAGGAAGCTGCCTACAAACTGGTAAAGGATATTGAGAGTAAGTATGTAGCTGAGACTCACAATCTCTGGGATGCAACGAATGCGGCTACAAAGAAGATTCTCCGTGATGGCTATAAGGCTGGCATGATGAGAAAAGATACTTATCAGTATGTGCGTGATATGTATAGCCATTATATTCCTCTCCGTGGTTGGGATGGTACTACTGCCGACCAAGTGTGGGACTATATCGGTGGCGGCAAGGGTGCGTTTAATCAGACCTTGAAGAAGGCGCACGGACGAACCTCTATCGCTGATGACCCTATCGCATACATCGAGAACATGGCAGAGAGCGGAATTCTGCTGAACAACAAGAACTGGGTGAAACAACACCTGATGCTCTTGGCTCAGAATCATCCAACTTCCCTGCTTACCCTGAGCAAGGCTTGGTATGTGAAGAGTGTGGATGATAATGGCAACGAGGAGTGGATTCCTGCTACACCTCAGATTACTTCTCAGATGAATAGCAATCAGGTGAAAGCTGCCATTGATGCTTTCGAGAAGAAGATGGAACAGATGGCTCAGACTGGCGATGCTACTCAGAAGAGAGACGGATTGAACATAGCCTATCCTCAGACTCACAGCGAGGAGAGAGAACATGAGGTAAGAGTGATGAAGGATGGCGAGGAGTACGTTATCTATGTGAATGGTGACCCTCAGTTGGCTCAGGCGATGAACAATACCAGAGCACACCGAGTGAGTGAAGGAATCAAAAATAGTATCAGTAAGAGGGTTATTGCTGTTGTTGGTAGAAAGATGGCTGCTGCCTATACCAGTCTTTCACCTCTCTTCATCCCTTCTAACTACTTCCGAGACCTGACAATGACTCTGGCTTCTACTGCTATCCGTGAGGATGCTAAGTATAATTATCTGCTCATAAAGAATCTCACAACCTCTTGGAATCTCGGATTTATGCTGAGAGATTTTCAGAACGGCAAGTTGAGAGATAAGGTAAACAACGGAAACGCTACTCCAAAGGAACAGATGTTCTATGACTTCATGATGAATGGTGGCGAGACTGGCTTTGTATCTTCTCTTGATGTGGAAGACTTGAAGAAGAAATTCAAGAATGACTTGAAGGATTTGGATAGATGGAAGGCGAACCCAGTAAAGGTAGGACACACCATCATGGATAGTATCGAGTTCCTAAACAGAATGATTGAGGATAGTAACCGATTTGCGGTTTATATGACCTCTATTCAGTATGGACGTTCCATTGATGAGGCTGTGAATGATGCCAAGAACGTAACCTTGAACTTCAACCGCAAGGGTACTGGAGAACATAGCTGGCAGACTATTAGAAATCTCTATCTCTTCATCAACCCAGCAGTACAGAGTTTGCAGACCTTGGGTGCGCTTGCCAAGCATCATCCTTTCAAATTCACGGCTGTAACTGCATCGTGGATAGCGAGCGGTGTGCTGGTTCCTATCGTTAATGCAGCCCTGATGCAGATGGCTGCTGCCTTTTTGGGTGGCGATGGTGATGATGATAAGGATTGGTACAAAGATATATCTAAGAAGTACTGGCAGTTCACCAAGTGGGATAGACGAAACAACTTTATTATGTGGGTTCCTACTACCCATGAGTTCGTGAAGATTCCGCTCGCTCAGGAGTTCCGTGCTTTCTATGGCTTGGGAGATATGATTGCATCCAAGATGATGGGTGGCGAATTGGCTGAGGAGAGTTGGGAAGACTATGGTTGGGATTTGGTTGGTCAGGTTGTGGATATGCTTCCACTCGACCCAACAGGATATGATGGAGAGTTAGGTGTCAGTCTGATGCCGAACCCAATCCGTCCAGTCTTTGAGTTGGCTTTCAATGTTGACTTTACTGGCAAGCCATTATTCAAGGACACAGAATACAACAAGTATGACCCTAACTTTACCAAGGCATATGTGGGCACTCCTGATTGGTTGGTTCGTGCATCCAAGATGGTTAACTCAATCGGAAACGACTATCCTGATGTGCAGCAGAACGGCATTGATGCCTTTGGAGACCCAAGGTATAATCTGAACAACCCTGCTGTGGTTGACCATGTGTTGTCTTCTTATCTCGGTGGTGCTTACACCGTTGGCAGTCAGGTGCTCGGTGTTCTTACCAAGTCACTCAACGACCCGAAGGAAATCAAGGTGGCTGATATTCCATTATTCAGCAAGTTCGTCAGCAATCCTGATGATAGACCAGTCACTAAGAAACAAGGTGATGAGTTCTGGAACATGAAGGAGAATCACGACCGAGCAGCCAATACCCTGAGCAAGTTGAAGAAACAAGCTAAGGTGGATGGCGATTACTCTATGCTGGAGCGGTTCTACGGCTCAGAGGAGTATAAGCAGTACAAGCAGGATGATGCGAAGGTGAAGAAGTATGAGGAAGACAAAAAGAAGGAACGTGCCGAGGAGAGTGGGGAGGAGTATAGGCCTCACAAGTTGAATGCCGAGGATATATATAAGGCTCATGCTACTCCGAAGGATGATTTCGAGGACTTGAAGCTGAAACAACTCTACACTAAGTTGAACGGATTCAAGTCTGCCTACGACCTCTTGGTTGATACGGCTCCTAGTCAGAGCGATGGCTACTACAACACCAACAAGGCTGCCATTGATGCCATTGACGAGATTTCCCTTGATAAGCAGGAGATTTCCGAGTTGAAGAAAGGTTTCTTGGATGATGGTAAGGATGCCTACAACGCTGAGGACATGAAACAGATTCGTGACCTGAGAAAGAAGATTCTTGCCGTACTGGAGAAGGCTAACAAGGTGATTGTGGCTAATCAGAAGGCGAAGGCTGAGAAGTAATACATATATGACTATCCCCTGAAAGTGCTAGGCTTTCGGGGGATAATTGCTTTCAATCTGAAACTTTTTACCTCTATTTCTTGTGTAAATCTGTCAATCTGTAAGTATTTATAAAGTTTAACTATTAAAAATATCCTAAATTGTTATGTTCTTATTATTTCTTTTTTATATTTGCAGCATCTAAGAACATCTGAATCTCAGGTGATTACATCAGCAAAAGATTATCCAATCATTATAAACTTAAAAAATGAAGGCTTATGAAAAAAGATGAAGACGAAGACCTACGAGTCAAGAAGTTAATTGGAGAGATAACTAAGTTACTCCCTGAACGAAGCAAGATTAAGACTGACTTGTTTTATTTCAAGTATGCGCCTATATTGGTCATGCTTTTCAGATGGTATGGTATATCTCAGTTCTATGACAACAAAATGGAGATAACACTATGGTACGAAGAGAATGAGGAACCTATCTGGTTCTTCTACTTCATCACTTACATTCTTTACCCGATTTCTCTTTGGAAGGGTCAGGTGTTGCACCGATTGTGTGTAGAGTGGCGCATTCCGATTCTCTATATTGCAGGAGTCAATGTGATTCACGTCATGTATGATTCCATCGTTATCACGAATCAGATGTACTATTGTGATATGTTCCTGATTACACTCATTTTAATTATATATGCTTATGTCGCAATTAGTAAATTACAGCATCATCGAAGCTGGACTTCGTGCTCTCGCAGATAAGGCACATGAATCAGCAGTTGCCCAAGCAGAGGGCAAGCCTATCCCTTGCGGTCTGTCGGAAGGAGATATGGAACTTGTGGCACTTCTTACTGCCATGATGAATGATACCCAAGCCAACAAGGGATGGTGTGCTCACGAAATGGGCAAGTCTATCTCATCCTTTGAGAAGTATGTACACGATGGCAAGATACCCGAAGGCATCCATGACCAGTTCGGGCATGAAAAGAAGTGGAATAAGTCGCTTATCCGATACTTTGCCAACAAGAAGGCTTTCTTCCGCAAGCTATCACGAAAGTATGGCATAAACCTCTAGGAGTAGCTACACATTATATATAGGAGAGACCCAATCGCCCCTCCTGTATATTTATGACCTTTTCCGTAACCATAAATCTTTGTTCATCAAACACTTATATAATCTTTTACGAGTTTATCAATCTCTATCCATATTATTCGTATCTTTGTGCTCGTAACGTTACGTAGTATTAATCAATTAATGTTTAACAAAAGATTCAGGATAATATGGAAAGTAAAACGTATGTATTCGGAAAAGAAGGCTCAACTTCCAATAATGGGATGCTCGGTCTTCTTGCGCCTCTGCTCCAGAAGCAGGGTGTTGACCCAAATGTCCTCCTTGCCATGAAGGGAAACAATGGTTTCGGTGGCGAAGGTGGATGGTTCATGTGGGTAATCTTCCTTTTCTTCCTCATGGGTTGGGGAGGTAACGGCTGGGGAGGTTTCGGCAATAATGGTCGTGGTGGTCTCGCTAACGAGATTAACAATGACTATGGTCGTGGTCTCCTGATGGATGCCATTGGTGGCAACCGCAATGCACTCAGCAATTTGGCTACCCAGTTGAACTGCACAGAAGGTCAGATTCAGAGTGCTATTTCTGCCTTGACCTCTCAGGTACAGAGCGTAGGTAATCAGGTTGGTATGAGCGGTATGCAGACTATCAATGCTTTGCAGCAGGGTAATATGCAGATTGCTCAGCAGATTGCAAACTGCTGCTGCGAGAACCGCTTGGCTATCTGTCAGCAGACTGGAACCTTGCAGAATGCAATTAATAACGTAGCAGTAGGTCAGGAGCGTGCGGCTTCTTCCCTTGCCTATGCTACCAAAGACCAGTCTTGTGAGTTAAAAAATGCCATCAAGGAAAGCACTCAGACCATCGTTGACGGACAAAAGCAAGCTGAGTTCAGGGAAATGCAGAACAAGATTGATGCTCTTCGTGAAGAGAACAGCACCTTCAAGTCTTCTGCTATGACCTCTCAGATTGTTGGTCAGGCTGTGGCTCCTATCAATCAGGTGCTTGCTGGCTTGCAGAACGAGGTGGCTGGTATCAAGTGTAAGTTGCCTGAGACCGTGACTACTCCTTACAGCCCATTCACTGCGGTTCCTAATTGCGTGGCTTATCAGGCTGGTTTGTATGGACTGAATGCTGCAAACAATGCAGGATTCTGGGGTTAATAAGGAAAGGAGGCTGCTATGTTTTGGTTAAGACCATTTACATGGGTGAATCGTAATGGTTCGGCAGCTATCGCTTCAACGGGCGTGGCGGTGAACACCAACAATGTTGTTTTCTCGTTCAAAAACCACGCCTTCCTGAATGCCAGCTATAGAGGAACGATTTTCGTGAACCTGATGCAGGCTATTCCGACTGGAACGACTGGCACGCTGCCTATCCTTTTCGAGACCAACGGAAGTACTCAGGCTGTGACCAAGTTTAATGGCGCACCATTGACGGTTGCAGACGTGCAGGGAACTGGTGTTTATCAGTTCTGGTTTGAGAGAGATACTAACACCCTACAGATGATGTCGGGTATTGTTTAACAAGAATAGATAATAGGAGATTACATTATGTTTCAAGGTTTAAGAACAAATTCTTTATTCTATGTGCTCGACAAGGGCGAGAACCCGAACTTGCGAATCGGTCAAGTGGTTTCGGTAAGCAATCCTCAGACGAAATACCCTACCTTTAACAACGGCTTTACTCCTCAGCCTATGGAGACCGTAGTGGACGTGAAGGTGAAGCTGGGTGATGAGGAAGTGGATTTCAAGCAACTGCCAGCAAACGGACAGATTGCCAACGACAAGAATCTTGTGGTGAGCGACAACAAGGATGCCATGAGTGCAGAGGTGGATGCCATGCTGAGACAATCCAAGGCGATACTGGAGAGCGTAGATTACAACAAGAGGGTAGTAGAATCTTGTGAGGGAATGCTACAGCAACTCAACCCCCAGATAGCCAAGGAGAAGGAACAGACCGAGAAAATCAATAAACTGGAAGGTAAGGTTTCAGGCATTGAGGGCAAGATTGACAAGATGATGGGATGGCTCCAGCAGACCATGAGCAAGTAATCTCCTATCTATCTATTCATTTTAATATCTTATGATTATGGTAATGATTGAGATTACAGAAGATAAGTTCGATGATTTGTATGACAACATTGAGTCTATGCTTGGTTTTGGCAGCAAGGCTATGTCTTGTCTGAAAAAGATGAAGCAGGAGCGTATGGGTGAGCGTATGCCTGATTATCGTGACGATTGGAGAAGAGAACGTGAGGAACGTGAAGAGCGTGAGAACAGACGTAGATTCAACAACGTGAACGATGATTGGAACTACCCGAACCGCTATGGTGAAAGAGGTGGTGGCGGCTACAATGGTGGCGGTCGCTAGTGTTTAACTTGGGAGTTTGGGTAGCGGCATAAATGTCGTGACCAGACTCCCTTAAATATTCAGTAATATGGGAAAATGCAGAATGCCATTGGATATGTATGACATGAAACCCGAAGGGATGATTTCTTATCTGAGATACAATGGCTATCATTTCAGCAAGAAGATGTGCGAGTGGGCGGTGAGCCTGATGTATAAGTATGACCCTTCCTCCAAGCGTGATGTAAGTGTCTCGTTTTGGGATAAGGAGAAGGTGGATGCCCTTCTGCTTGGTCAGGGAGTAGAGGTAAAGAATAAGGCTGGCTACGACCATGTGTATGTGGCGAATATGGCGAGGGCAGACTTCTACAAGTCCTCCATCAAAGATGAGGAGCAGCTAGCCCAGTTTATCAAGGATATGGTGGATGATGCCGACCAGAAGGATGGTTTCATTTTCAACCGATTCTATGCCGACTGCTGCCATAATGGTGTACCTATCCCTTGGGAAGATGTGTTATGATGAAAAGAGTAATAAAACTTCCGAAATACGAATGGAGCATAGTATGTTTCATAGGTTATCAGCAATCTGATGCCGATGAGATATGCCATGCTCTTTCAGATATTGGCTGCAACGGAAATCCGTTATCGGAAGCCTACGAGCATTTGACTAAGCATAGTGCAGACAGAGGTCTTACCTATTCCAACCTAGCTGAAAGAAGGAGCGTACTTGCCATTGGGAAGTGTGAATCTGATGGCAGCATCATCAACACGATAGGTCATGAGCTTCTTCATGTTGTAGCGCATATCTGTGAGCAGGATGGTATTGATATGCTGAGCGAAGAGCCATGCTATATGATGGGGAGTCTGTGCGAGAAGTTCTTTGATGTTTCGAGTGTTAATAATGTTAATTAATAGAGACGAACCGAAATAATTAGTTATCTTTGCACCAATCAAACATTTAAACTTATGAAGAAGAAAATTATAGCTTATATTATAGGCATACTTGGGTGCATCATTATTGATGCGGGACTTGTTGCAATGGTAGTTGCTTTTGGAGCATCAAGACCATTTTATGATTATATCTATTTTGGTGTATTAGCGCTTCTTGCTGATTTTCTGTTTCTTGCTTTAGTTGGTGTATGCTTTGAGAAGCCAGAAAATAAATGCTTGGTGATTAAACTGCCTAGTACAGTAGATGATGATAGCCTTCCTAAGTTAAAATAGGAACAGAAAACATAAAGAATGAATATAAGAAGAGGGGAGTGTTGTTTAACACTCCCCTCCTTTATCTATATGGTTTACTCCCCATATTTCGTCTCCTCATACACCAAGTTATGCTCATCTACGTAAGCCTTGGCTTCTGAGTATGTATCAAACTCTGCTGCGGTAGCATCTACTGACACATAAACCTTGTTATTATTAGGTTCTTTAGTTAATTCTTTAACTAATTCCTTACCTTTGTAAATAACCTTAAAAGGTTTTGTCAAAATTTTATTTTCCATATTTACTTATATTTTAAGCTTTATCTACAACTTCAACACTCTTACCAGCATTCTGCCATTCTGTTATCTTAGACGAAGGGGTGTTCTTGCTACATTTAGCGTATGCAGAAGCAACAACAGCACACCAATCTGGTTCCCAATAGAGTTTGGTAACACCAAACTCGGATTCAAATTTCTTGCCACCAAAGGTAATACCTGGAGAAGCAAACATGTAGTTCCAGTCAAGCTGACCAGTTGTTTTTCCATTATTTCTCCAAGCTGCTACAAGGTCGATAGTATCTCCGGTACAAGCGTTGTTAGCAATTTTCATATCTGTAAGTTTTACCATCTTACCGAAAGCCTTAACTATATCACCAGTAAAAGCTTTCATCTCGCCTATATAAAGCGTTTGAAGATTAGTTAAATTTCTTAAAGATTCAACATTACCATACACCTTGTGGTTTTCGTAAGGAATGTCATTGCAGGTCCACTTAAGGACTTTCAGATTAGTTAGATTAGCTAAATTAGCTATATCACCTTTCCAAAAATATTCACGCTGATTAGGTTTGGATGAAGGAGCATTTGGGTCAGAATGGCTACCAAAATACAACTCTTCAAGATTTGTGCAATATTTAAACTGCTCCAAATCTACGTCCATATAACCAGCAGAATGGCTAAAAAATTTAAATAGAGGACTTTTCTCTATATTAACATAGTATTCACCGACAGAGAATTTCTGAAAGCTATTATTCCTATTATTATCCCTAGAGGTTGTTCCTGCTACATTCTTGATGTGACTACTTCCATTGTCTCCATCAATAAACACTCTAATAGCATCCTTATAAGTGATATCTACATAATCTCCTGAAGTGTTCTTCATTTTGGCTACGATGTAGCCAAGTTTCGGAAGGTCAGGGTTATTAACAGATGCCTTTAATTTTGTTACTAAACAATTTGCCATAATTAAATATATTTAAATGTTAAACTTCTGGATTGTAGTGGTATATCTTATCCAAATTATTTATTTCGGTAATTATCCACTTATGAACTCTAAAGATATTATCGTTTTTAATGAAATCAGTCCACTTATTAGCTTCAAGTTCATAAGCATATTGACCACCAAAACGTAACATCCAATCTCTTATCTTTGTTATTATTCGCTCTGCATCTATAATTCCATTTTTTCGCAAATAAGCATATCTTTCTTCTAACTCACTTACATAATAAGTGGTTATATATTTCATCATAGAACTATATGTTATTATTTGAGTAATATGCTTACCAGTCAAAGGAGGGTTTATAGTTTGAACTGGTTGCCAATGATTACCTAAAATGTTGTCTACGTCATATAAACATACATACCATTTTACTCCATTATATGTAACCCATTGCCAGTTATCAGCAAATCCATCAGTATTTCTAAGTACATCGCAAGTTATTAAATAATCAATAAGATTTTCACTGTCAAAATAAGTCTCCAATGTATCTTTTATAGCTTTGAGATTTTCATCTGTTTTATTGCCTAAATATACATTTTCAGCTGCCTTAATTGTTGCTAGTGTCTTTGAAAAATCTATTATGTATTTCTTAACCTTCACACAAGTCTTATGCTTTGACTCATCATAAAACTCAGATGTTTCGTCTATAAGTTCTCCTGAATTAATGTCTGCATCATATACGCTTCCATCCATAAGATACAACGGCTTAGGATTCCTAATTTCAAAACCGACCTTGTTAATGTTTTTCCATTGAATCAAAGAACTATCACCATTAGCATTGAATAATGATGTTTCGCTAATATTTCCATCAAGATGTATATGTTCTGCCATTTTCTTATTTAGACAATAATTACTACGATGCTTCTTTAACTGAAAGCTATATAACCCCCAAAATTCTCCATTTTGGAAAACCATACAAGGGAAACCATCAGGGAAACAACGAGCACCACTTTCTGTATATAATAGGACTTCTTTCTTTCCATTCACATTAGGATTAGTAGGTGTTATTATATCTGTATTAAGCAAGGCTCTTTTCCAAACATAATCCTTTTCTAATCCTCTAGTCTTTACTATGTCGTTATATATAGAATAGCCAATTACACCTATTCCCCTAAATGGGTCTGTATAATAAGCTTTTAAATGGAATGAATCTTGAGGAACCCACTCTCCAAACTTCACAGAAAAACTTTCACCTCCAATCTCTGAATCGAACAAATCAATAGCAATATTCTTCTTTATATACTTCATAGAACTACTTCCTTGTCCTGATAAGTAAGCATTCTTCTTAAAATAATTACCTTGCATGTCCCAAAATTCAATGACAGCAGGAATGTTATAATTCTTACCTTCTATAGCACCTGATAAACCCAGTTTTGATAATTGGGTCAAATCACTATTTGAAATTATATTTAATCTGGCACAGCGAGGAGTTGGAAGATTCAGAGGGTAATCGCCATTTTTTGAAATATATTCACTCCAATCTATTCGAGACTTAACTTCAAAACCATTTGCTTTTAAGGCATCTTGTATATTGTTTACACTATTGCCTTGGAGATTGAGATTTGATACTTCAAGGTTCTTGATTTCCATACTATGCTCATGCTTCTTACCTTTAGAATCTCTATATGCAAGAACCCTTCTATCTGCATCAGTTGTAATTTCAGTTCTCCCTTCTGGGTCTTCAATATGCTCAAATTCTGTCGGAATAGTTTCTGATTTTACCTTATAGAGATAATGGCTACCATCAGGAGCAGTATATCCAATTACCTTACCATCTGCATCAGTTTCAACAGAAAGATATTCATCATTGACTATTGTAGAAAGATGAGCTGTACGCTCTTTGATGTCTTGTATATCAATAATAGCATTGGAAATAAAAGTACTAACATCAATACCACCAACAACCATGTGACCATCATCAGCACGGAAACCACCAAGAACCTTGTTCTCTGCATCAATGATAGCATAAAGCCATTCCTCATTGGTTATTACAGAGTACATTTCATGGTTAGGGAAATATGGTTCTCCATCATATTTAATTCCTGCAAGTATTCTGTTTTCTGCATCTACCACAGCAATGATATATTCATCATTGGAAATATAGAAGAAACTGTCAGCAACATCAAGGTTTATCAATCCCTTACCATCTTCTTTTGGCTGGAAGGTTTTGAGAGCTTCTTTAATAGCCTTAATATCATTAAGCCACTGAGCCTTGGCTGCCCAACAAGTACCATCTTGCTGAATACCAAGAAGAGGATGATTTGCTGCATCAAGAATTACCCAAAGGAACTCTTCGTTCTGAGAAATGTGGTACATATCATTCTGTGGATAATATGGCTTACCAGTTGCTCTGTAGAAACCAAAGAGAACCTTATCCTCAGCATCTACTATAGCTTTGATAAACTCCTCATTTTCTATAACTCTGAATGGAGTATCTTGAACATTTCCTTCCTCATCCTTGATGGAAACCTTATCTACGACCTCATCTACTGCACTTTGGATATTGACTGCGGTAAGTTTTGATTTCTCATTATTATAGGTAACTGCTGTAGCCTGACTTGCACCACCAGTAGCGGCTATAGACTTGATGGTTTCTTCCATCTGAGTACTGCGAGTCTGCAACAATGAAATGTCTTCATCGTTGGCGGTGATTTGCTGCTGCTTATCGTCAATCTGCGATTGCTTATCATCTAGTTGGCTCTGATGGTCTTTCAGCGTATCATCTACGTTCTGAATGGTTTCTACCAAATCCTTAGGAAGACCAGTAGCAGCATCAATAGTCTGACGAAGCTCTGGGTCTAACTTCTCTACACCGATGGTGTTGTCTTTCAACTTGTCTTTGGTGATGGAGTTCTCTGCCAACTTCTCATTGGTGATACTTCCGTCCTCCAGTTTCTCGTTGCTGACAGAACCATCTTGGAGATTGGTGTTGCCAACAGAACCAGCAGCCATCTTTTCGTTGGTGATAGCACCATCCTTGATTTGCTGAGTCTCTAACTTATCCGTTACATTGACCTTCTTGTCGAGTGATTCCTTGACGGATTCTCCTGATTCCTCGTCTTTGATGTACTTCGTATATGTCAGAGTCTCGTCTTTGCGCCCACTTACAAGGATGCTGTTGTACTTTTTCTTTTCTGCCATATTATTCTTTTAATTTAATTTGATATTCGTTATCATCACCAGCTACAAGTTCGTCTGACCAATAGTAGTAGAGGTCACCTAGCTTTGTGGTGTTCATGGATGCCTCGAAACCGCATTGGTTGAAGATGAGCGGCTGGCGGCTTGCAAACCAGATGTATGGTTTCTCTTCCGTGGTTGTGATGGTGAGAGTCTGACCGACAAGAGTGCCTTCCATAAGCGTAAGGTCTTCCATGTTCAACTCACTCATGTTCTTGGCTGATGAAGCTCCATAATAACTTGCCTTGACGGTTCCGCTTGCTGTGATGGTAACATAGCCTGATACGGCTGGGATGAAGACCTTGTGGGTGTTGCTGTTGTAATATTCAGCAGTAACGTCCTTTCCGTCCATGATAACCTTTACCTGACCGATGCTGAAACCTTCTATAGGCATGAACTGAGCTTCCAGTTTCTTTCCGTTGCTGATAGTTCCGTTAATCACGAAATTCTCCTGACTCTCCACCATTTGGGTTTCACCATTGATGGTATAGCTGAACTTAGCGTTATCAACGATGAAAGAAATAGGGCAAGTAGACTGATTCTCTGTCACGATGTAGTAGCGAAGGTTGAATAAGCCAGTATGCTCTCCTTCCGTGATGCCGATAGGAACATTGCTCATAGAGTTGTGTTCTACGATTCTCAGGAGGTTGCGCTCGATGCTGACCATTTCGCTGCCCTCATACTTCCATGATACCCTGACGTTATAGTTTCCGTAATCAAGGGTGGAAGGAATGTCGCATATCAGTACGTTGCCTTGGATTCCTGCTACTTGAACTGGAACAGAAATTGTATTGCAGAAACAGCCTGACAACTCAACCTTGATGTCGGTAGCAAGATTCATGTCGAAGTCAACGAGTCGCTGGAACTCTTTCGATACGTCCATTTTCCGCACCAAGATGTGTAGTTTGAAACTATTCCCTTGTACTATTTTATAAATCATATTTGATACACATTATTAATAATAGGCAAAGATAGGCAGAAATTTCTCCACCTGTCTTTTATCCGTTTATTTAGGGCAGAAAAAATTTTAGATTAAGCCCTTCCATCTGAGAAATTTGCGCTTTCGGCTGCGCTTTCCCTTCTCACTTTTGCAGTTGGTATGATAGACACAATCCTTGAAGAGGTCTCTGACTTTCATGTCGTTGTCTACCAGTTTGGTCTTCTTGAATGCCTCGAAGAGTGAGCGATTCATAATCATGAGGTTGCCCTTCTGCGTAGGAAGGACATAGAAGATTTCACCATTGTTCTTCTTGGATGCGTAGTCTGCCTTAGCCGTAGCTTGGCGGTACATGATTTCGCACTTGATGCGCTTGAAAATCTTTGTTACTTTCATAATCGTAATTATTATTGTTTGAAACTATATGATGGTTGCTGCCGAAACAGAAACCTTTCTTCTCATTACTCTTGCCTGAATCTGTATCATCTTAGGCATTTCCATTTCATTGAAACAGATGTGGAGTCCGATGGCTCTGGTCATGAGCAAATCATCGTGCTTTCCGTCTGCTGCCTCGTATACGGTTCCGTTCTTCTCGTAGGTGAGATATTCATCCAAACATCTATCGTCTCGCTCTACATAGAGTTGTTCACGGATAACCTGAACCAATACTGAGATAACCATCGGCTTGGTTGCTACATTGGTATGGAATCCGTACTTCACTGGAACCTTATTCTTGATGTCTGATTCACTCTGCTTGCGTGCATAGAGGTTTTCGTATACGTCCTTGATTTGGTTCAGGATGAACTCAGACTGGTCACCACCTTCCAAGATGTGCTCCTTGTCTTTCGTCTCCAATGTGTTGGATTCAATCACCAGCAGAGCATCGTTGTAGTATTTGGCTATCTGAGCCGCCTTCCATGCCAGCAAGTCCATATCAATATGCCCATACCATTGGGCTACCACATACGGCTTGCCACCTTCCATCATCCAATAGCGGTCGAAAACACAGATAACAGACCAGTCGGCATTCTTGCTACGTCCACCAATATCCACTACGACCAGATAGCGGTTTATCACCTTGCAATCATCAAAGGTCTCAGGCTTGCTCCATATCCACAACTGCCCCTGCTTGTCTTCACAGAATCTGACGTTCTGCATACTTTTCTTGCCCTTGTAGCCATCACCATAAACATCACCGATAAACTTAGGTGCTCGGCATCCCTTGCGGAACTTGTCAACCTTGTCTTCGGCAAAGACCTTGGCTCCTGAATGCTTGAATGCTTCAATATCATCGGTAGGGTAGCCAGCAGCCATATCGGCATGGTCTGTGAATTTCCTGCGCTCGGCAATATACCAGTTGATGGCTTCAAGCGGAGCACCCAGTGTCCATAACTTCCAAAGATAGGTACATGGCTCCTCTCGGTCGGACATCGTATTGGTATTGTTGCGGTTCTCGTATAGCCATTTGGCAAACTCTACCTTCTGTTTCTTGCTTTCAAATTCAAGATGATACATATCGTATATCTCGTACCAAGGAACAAAGAACGGCTCAAACTGAGATTCTCCCTTGACTGCTGCAAGCCACTCCTTGTGGAAGAAGTTGCCAGTACCATTGGCGGTGGATTCATAGGCAATCATTGTGTATGGTCGATACAAGATACCATTTGTTGCATTCTGTACTACCTCCTCAGGAGATTTACCATCTGTCTTTTTCCACAAACCCACCTCGGAAAGGTGTACCAAGTTGTAGTCTTCACCATTGGCTGACAATGGTCGTTCCATGGAACCCACTTTAATCTTGCAGAATCGCTGAGGAACCTTCTTTACATTACCTGATGTTCCAACTCCAACAAACTTCGGTTCGTTCTCAGAGAATGCTTCTCCCATTTCGTAGAGGAACTTGGTAGGGAAGTTTTTCAGAGCTTCCTCGAACATACCTCGAATGGTCTCTGCTGTGTCCTTAACCTGAGCCACGATGAGCGAGTTGAGACCCTTCTGCCACATGAGTTGCAGCCAGAGGAAGTACATCTGAATAACCGTTGAACCTCCCCATTGTCGGGCTTTCAGCAGGATGAGACGGATAGGGCGATTCTTCTTTCTTCGCTCCTCCAACCACCTGAGCAGTCTGCGCTGCGGTCTTCTGAGCACAAAGCGGAAGGGGAGACCTCCACCTTTCGGTTTGATATAGATGAACGTGGCGAAGAAGAAGAAAGGGTCGTGTTTCATCCTGATGCGAGTGAACTGCTCCACCAGTTGTTCCATTTCTTCCTCTAGGTTGTACGGCTCGTCTATATCCTTGTGCAGTTCCTCGATTACTTCCTTGCAGCTACCAAACTCGATGAGCATCTTGACGAGCGGAATCTTCTTCATGGAAACTGGAAGCTGCTGTTTCTGAATCGGGAAATCAGGAAGGAAGAGCAGGAATCGCTTGTCTCCACAACCTTCACCCTTGATAGGATTGAAGGGTGTGTTGATTTCCTTGATGCGCTTCTCGTTCTCCTTCAGGATGCCCAATACGTGTTTGTCGAGTGCATCAGTCAGTTTGGCTTGTGTGGCGGTTACTTGTCTTGGCATAGCGGTGCATTTAAATATCCCCACAACAGACCAAGTACATAGCAATAGATGTGGACTCCAACTGCCATGCAAGGGAAGAAGATTCCAACACAGATATATAGGAGAATGGTGAGATTGTATCTTACCTTATTCTCCACGTAGGGAGCGATAAAGCCCATGTAAGCATAGATAAAGCCGCTGAGGCCGATGATAGGTACGGATGAAGTGAAGGGATAGCTGATGGCTATGAGATAGAATGCCACCAAGTGACCGATGCCGCAAGGGATGGCTCGGTAGCATTGATGGAAGACATAAAGGTTGATGGCAGCATGAAAGATGTTCTGATGAAAGAAAGGGTAGCTTAGTCGGTTCTGAATAGAACAATCGTCAAAGAGGCCCATGCCATCATATCCTAGAAAAGTGATACACATTATTATAATGTACCCAGCATAAAGCGCAATCTTCTCTTTCGTCTCTCGTAGCATCTTTGCTTCTCCTCCTTTCTCACCCTACTAAGAATTACGTGTATGCTTTGAGGAGTCAAATAGAAACTGGGTGCTTTTTCAGCACATACACGTTTGATAATATCCATATTACTGAGATATGGCTCATTACTCTTATGAATCTGGAATCGTCTGAAAATCTCCTGATACATTTCCTTTCGGGTAGGAATCATGTTATCAAGAGGTTTTCCTTTCAGTAAGTCTAATATGACTATATAAGCACGGTCTTCTGAAACCCAAAATCTTCTGCTCGGAGATTGGGCTAGCTTTTCCTCAATCTCTGAGAGTCTGATATTGTCTCTTACATTAATAATTTCTTTGTAAGCCCTCAATAAATCAGCATCACGTTCCTCTATAAAATAGCATCGTGAATCCTTATATTTCATATCTGACACTGCAAATATACAAAAAAGTATTGAATTAGTCGCATCCGATTAGATTAAATTAACGGATAAAAGATGAAAATCGGAAAAAAGCATTAATTTTGGACATTGATTTATAAATATACACATATATATATGGACGAAAATACAAATATTGAGCAGAATGCTGGTGCTGCAAAACAGCAAGATACCAAGACCAAGAGAGACTTGGCTTTGGAGCGTTTGAAGACCCGCCACCCTGATACAGAGTATGCGGATGATGAAGCTATGTATGGAGCCATCAACGATGATTATGATGCCGACCAGAAGGCTTTGCAGGGGTATAAGGATAACGAAAAGGCGATGGGCGATTGGCTGGGTAGTGACCCTGAGGCGGCTACCTTCCTTCAAGCTATGAAGGCTGGCAAGAGTCCTTACGCTGAGTTGATTCGTACACATGGCGAGGATGCCATTGACTACTATTCAGACCCTGATAATGCGGATGAGATTGCATCGGCTCAGTCGGAGTTCTTGCAGAATGCTGCCAACGGCAAGAAATTGCAGGAGGAGTATGACAAGAACATGCCTTCCAGCTATGAGGTGTTCGACAAGTTGGAAGAGAAGTATGGCGAGGAAGCTGTGAACGATGCCATCGACCAGTGCTTTCAGACTATGCGTAATGTGGTGACTGGCAAGTTTACAGAGGAAATGATTACTGCTTTCATCAAAGCAAAGAACCATGATACTGATGTGGCTGATGCAGCTCATGAAGGTGAGGTTCGTGGCAAGAACAGCAAGCACGTCAAGAACCTTGAACTGAGAAAGAAGGGCGATGGTACTGCTGACCTTGATTCAGCCAATGCAGATACCAAGCAGACAGATAACCAGCCTGACCTTGGTGCTGTGGGCAGGGTATCACGAAGGGGTAACGTCTGGGAGCGTGGCAACGAGAAGAGAACACACATTCGATAATTCGACAAGGTGAAAAGATAATATATAATGTTTAATTAATATTCAGAATAACAATGAAGAAAAGTACATTTAATCGGCTGTTTTCCATCTTTATTATGGTAATGGCAGTTATTTTTGGAGTGAATGGTCAGGTTATCATGGCTGAGGCGGCAAATCTGCCTGATGGCGGTAGTACCGAGAGTGGTTCTGCTGCTGAGGCTGGTGGTGCTCCTGCTGCTGGTGAGGCTGGCAATGGTGGTGCTGCTCGTCAGAGTGAAGGTATCAAGAGCGAGACTCAGGGACGTGAGCATTTTAACGAGAATGGCACGGAGTATTACCTGAACGACATTGATGAGAAGATTACCAAGATTCGCCCGATGGCTACTCCAGTTGACCAGATTTCACGTTATGCGACAACCAAGTCTGCCAACTCGTTTGTAGTTGAGTATTGGAGTATCGGTACACGCCCTATCAAGACTACCGTGAAGGAAGCAACGGTGGAGAGTACTGGTACATCTATGGTATTGAAGGTAGAAGACCCTACCATGTTTACGCTGGATGATACCATCCGAGTGGTAGGTGTGAAGGCTATTACTAACTATAAGGGTATTGCATATTCTACCATTACTGATGCTCCTACTCCTGATTTGGAACTCTGCGTTTGCGGTAAGGACACAGAAGGTTATCCGATTGTGTATGCTGTAAATGGTAAGTTGGTCAATAAGCAGGCTATCGGTATTCCAGCCTTGAAGAAGGGTCAGAAACTTATCCGTATGGCAAAGAGTTGTGGCGAAATGGACGTTCAGACGGGTCGTTTCAACAACCTTCCTTCTAATGAGGTTCAGTATTGTCAGAACTTCATGATTCAGGTCGAGCAGACCACTTTCGACAAGATAGCTGCTAAGCGAGTGGATTGGGATTTCTCTGACATCGAGGAGGATAGCATCTATGATATGCGTCTTGCTATGGAGGGTACTTATCTCTTCGGTGATATGGCTTGCATCAAGCACGAAATCAAGGATGGTTCTGCCCAGTGGTTTACCAAGGGTATCTGGTGGATGGCTGGTAAGGATATTGAGGTAGGTCATGTTGCTACTGCTGACGATATTAAGAAGGGCTATAACAAGAATGAGCGAGTGATTACCGACTTGGAGTTGGTTGACATTTCTAAGGATTTGTTTGTTGGTACTGGTATCGGCAACAAGCGCAAGGTAATTATCGCTGGTTCTGACTTCGTGAGCGCATTCAGTAAGATTGATTCTGACAAGTTCCGCTTGAAGGACACCGTTGATATTTGGAAGTTGAAGTTCAAGAGTTGGGAGACCGACTTCGGTGAGGTGCTGATGATTCACTCAGAGTTGTTCGATCTCTTCGGCATGAGTGACTGCGGCTTTGCCCTTGACCCTGAGTTCTTGGTTAAGCGAGTACACTTGTCTTGGACACGAAACGTTCTCGACTTGAAGGCGGCTGGCATCCGTAACACCGATGCAGTAGTTATTCAGGAGGTAGCTTGTCTGTATTTGAAGTACCCTAAGGCACATGCTCGTATGCGCCTTGCTGCGGTTCCTGCTACAGATGACACTTCTGATACAGAGGAAACCAAGGCTACTGTCTAACAGCAAGCAGAATTGCAAATTATTCATTAAATAGTGAGGGGTGTGGGCACTAGCCCCATCCCTTTTTTAGTAACACATATATATAATAAGGTATAATCATGTTTAATAAATATCAAGCAGGTACTGATTTGGCATTCAGCGTTATGGTAGGTAATGAGCGGATGCGCATTAACTTTGAGGGTAAGAGCACGGGTAGTAGTGTCTATATGACAAGAGACCCTAAGGTGCAGAAGGCTATTGAGTCTCATTATTGGTTCAATGACAAGTTTTTCTTGGTGGAGAGTATTGACGAGAAGAAGGAAGCTGCGAAAGCCAAGAAGAAGGCCGCTGCCAAGGCAAAGAAGAAAGTGGCTGACGAGAAGAAGACCCACGTAGTGACGGACGTTGAGGATGCCAAGGACTATCTGGCTGAGACCTTCGGTGTGAGTCGTTCCAAGATGAAGACCAAGGAAGACATCTTGGCTATTGCTAAGGAAAAGGGTGTTGAACTAGAAGGTTTGGAGTAATGGTAGAATATGCTGTATCTGATTTAGTGAAAGAGGTGAAGGTGCTCTTGGATAGAAACCAAGAGTCTGCTGGCTTGCTGGCTCCTAGCGATTCTGATACACTCTCGCAAGCAGAACTTATTGAGAGTAAAATCGTAGATGCAGCAAGAATCATTCTTTCGGATGCTCCTGAGGATATGGTGGAAGGTACTTCGTGTACGAATGCTGTAACGTGGACGGATAGCAACAACGGCTATTACGTGGGTAAGATGGTTTTGCCTACCGATATGCTGAGAATCCTTTCTGTGAAGGCAGAAGGCTGGAACCGTCCTGCCGAAATCATTTCAGAGAGCGATGATGCCTACAAGTATCAGAACTGCAAATATGGAGTCAGGGGAAATCCTGAGCGACCGATTGCGGCTATCGTGCATACGGCTAACGGCAAGAGTATCGAACTATATACCAGCACAAAGCAGGATGCTACGTTGGCATTCATCTATGTTCAGGTTCCATCTATCACTACCGAACAGAAAATCAGTCTGCCTTCCGTCCTGAAAGATGCCATCTTATACATGTCTGGCTATCTCACTTGCATCAGCCTTGGCGATACCGATACTGCAAGCGGATTCCTTGGAGTGGCTAGAAAGTTGGCACATATTGTTGAACCTACAACATCATAAATTATGGCAAAGAAGAAAGAAGAAACCAAACTGTTATCGTTGAGCAAGGTGCTTGACAAAGAAGAACTGGATAGCGTGAAGGCATCCAAGAACCGATTTGACAAGCCATACGAGCGTGCCTTCTCTATCTTGCTGGAGGCTCAACGATACTATAACAACATGGATAACTTCCGAAAGCGAAGACTGAGAAACAAGCGATACTGCTATGGAGACCAGTGGGGCGATACCATTGAGTTCAAAAGCAAGTGCGGTTTTACTAAGCGTATCAGGGAGGAAGACTATATCCGTGAGCAGGGTAGCGAACCATTGAAGAACAACCTTATCCGTAGGTTGGTGAAGAATGTACTGGGTGTATATCGCTCTCAGAGCAAGGAACCAACATGTAACGCTAGAGATAAGGATGAAAAGCGATATGGCGAGACCATGAGTGTGGTGCTGCAATGTAACCGACAACTGAACCGAGAGACGGAACTGGATGCCCGAACCATGGAAGAGTTCCTGATAAGCGGTGCTGCTATCTATAAGAAAAAGTATGGATGGCGAAGAGGTAGGTTGGATTGCTGGACGGACTACGTGAACCCTAACAATTTCTTCATAGACAACAATATGAGGGATTTCCGTGGTTGGGACGTGAGTTGCTTGGGTGAAGTGCATGACATTACCATCGGCAATGTACTGAGAGAGTTTGCCAAGTCTCCTGCTGAGGCTCGTAAGTTGAAGGAGATATACCGGTTGGCGGCTAACCGAGATTTCGTGATTGCAGACTGCACCCAGCGATTCGGTGAGTTCGACCCTAAGACCATCGACTTTATGAATCCTTCCAACCCTTCGCTCTGCCGAGTGATTGAGGTTTGGCGCAAGGAGAGTAAACCGAGATACCGATGCCACGACTACAACAATGGCGATGATTTCAAGATTGATATTGAGGATAAGGCTGATATTGTAGATGCAGAGAACAGAGACAGAATCAGACGAGGTATGGCTGCTGGTATGCTGGAAGAGGATATTCCTCTGATTGATGCCGAGTGGTTTATGGATGATTACTGGCATTTCTACTACCTTTCTCCTTTTGGCGATATTCTGAGAGAAGGCGAGACTCCTTATGCTCATGGTGAGCATCCATATTGCTTTAAGTTCTATCCGTTCATTGATGGCGAGATTCACAGCTTCGTGGAAGACGTGATTGACCAGCAGAGATACGTGAACCGACTTATCACGATGTATGACTTCATCATGCGTGCGAGTGCCAAGGGTGTGCTGCTCTGTCCTGAGGATTGTCTTCCTGATGATATGAGTTGGGATGATTTCTGCGATGAGTGGAGTAGATTCAATGGTGTGGTGAGATACAAGCCAAACAAGAGCGGTCAGGTTCCTCAGCAAGTAGCGAATAACTCTACGAACATCGGTATCGGTGATTTGCTCAGCTATCAGTTGAAGTTCTTCGAGGATATATCGGGAGTGAATGGTGCGCTGCAAGGTAAACCAGGAGTATCAGGTACGAGCGGTTCGCTCTATGCCCAGCAGACACAGAATGCTACCATGTCGCTGCTTGATATTTTGGAGACTTTCAGCCAGTTTATCATTGATGGTGCTTACAAGACCGTGAAGAATATGCAGCAGTACTACGATGTGGCTCGCAACTTCAATATCGTGGGTAGGGCAGGACAGATTGTACACTACGACCCTAAGAAGATTAGAGACGTGGAGTTTGACATCAACATCACGGAAAGTACGGCTACTCCTGTATACAGACAGATGGCGAATGAGTTCCTTATGACCTTGTGGCAGAATCAGGCTATCACGCTGGAGCAGTTGCTGCAAGTAGGAGATTTCCCATTTGGAGAGGAGTTGCTACAATCGGTTGCATCCAACCAGCAAGCCATTCAGAATGGTGAGACTCCACAAGGATTCTCTCCTCAGCTTCAAGCACAAGTTGCTCAGGCATCACAGAGCAATCCGAAGGCTCAGGCTATGTTGCAGCAGATGATGAGCGGTCAGGGGGTGAGTCCTGACGGGCAGAACCCACCGCTTGCTGCTTAGTTTATAGTTAATAGTTAATTGTTTATAGTTATGATTGCAGACAAACCAAGTGACAAGGAATGGTATGGCAATGGGAAACCTGATGCCAGCCAAGGTGGCAACCCGAATGGTGGTGTTGCTTCAGAGACCCAAGGTAGGGAGAATAAGCCCGAACTTTACAAAAATGACGTTATCGGAAAGGTGGCGAAACGCAAGAAAAACGACATCTGGACGAGGGGTGGAGAGAAGAGAACCAAATTTAAGGACGAATAAAGAAAGGAGGTGTTTTTATCGTAATTGTATTTGTCTGATATTCAGATAGCTACAGAAATATCTACGAGTTTATGGTGCTGCGTTTAAGATATTGGTATCTTTGCAGCATCATAAACTTTTAAATTATATAGGTATGAATTTCGTAGAGTTTGTAGAAAAGTATCAGCAGGAAATGGCTCCTGAACAGATGTTGGCTATAGCTAAGGCTATCGGCAAGTGTCTCTCTTTCAAGTTGAGTGATGATGAAGTACATCATCTTTGTGCGATGGTGTATGGTGTGTTGAGCGAAGAGCATTTTGATAAGCACTTTGCCGATGATGCTATCAGCAAGATGTGGTATGAGGATGCTGACGGAACCAAGCATACGGCTCCCTTCTTCTCGGATGATGAGATAAGAGAAACCTTTGACAAGCATCAGGATGACATTTCTGATTACACCATCCATGATTTGGCTGTTACTATGAACCTGATGAGAAGTGACCATCATGTGATGCTGGAGCGATATAGCAAAGATGCTGATGAGTTGAAGGAAATGGTGGTTTTGATGGCTATCGAGTATCTGCAAGACCCTGACTGCTTGCATCCTACCAGCAAAATATGGCACACAATAAACGGATAAAGTAACTGATTGGGAATCATTTCTTATCTTTGCATATTATTAATGTTAATAGTATAAAAAGATAAGTTATGACTCCAAACGTACGTGAAGGATTGCAATATGGTACAGCCATTGGAATGGTAGTGAGCGGCATCGTCCTTGCCTTCCTATCATTCTTTCTGAACAACTATATTATTTCGGATGGTGTGCTCTGGTACATCAGCCAAGCGTTGGTTTACTCTGGGGCTATCTTCGGGGTAAACATTTATTTTAAGACAAAATTAGGTAACTTTGAGAGTAAGGTGAAGGACGAACTCGCAAGTATGTTGAAACAAGTAAAGGAAAGCAAATAATATGAAGGTAACAAGAGAACAGATTTTGGCGATTATGCCGAATGCGAATGCTAAGGTGGATGCTTTTTTGCCTTACATCAATGGTTATGCCGATACGTATCAAATAGACACTCCTAAGCGCATGGCTCATTTCTTGGCTCAGATAGCGCATGAGAGCGGTGAACTGAGATATACCAAGGAACTCGGCAATAGAAACTATTTCCACAAGTATGACGTGGGCAAGTTGAAGAATATGCTGGGCAACCTGAAAGATGGTGACGGCTACAAGTATCGTGGCAGGGGCTTGATTCAGATTACTGGCAGGGCGAACTATCAGGCTTTGCAGAACAGCCGAGAGGTGACTGACGATATTATGGAGCATCCTGAGTTGCTGGAGCAGCCAAGATACGCTACCAAGAGTGCCATGTGGTGGTGGTGGAAGCACGGCTTGAACAAACTGGCTGATAGAGGTAGTTTCGTTGCTATCACCAAGACCATCAATGGTGGTACTTATGGTTTGGAGAACAGACGCAAGTATTTGAAAAGAGCATTGGTAGCACTCAAAGTGTAGGCTTATGAAGAAGTGGTACGATACAGATTTCTGGCAACTCCTGATATATGTTTTGGGTATGTTGCTGATAGCTTTTCTTCTGTCGGGATGCAAGACAAAATACGTCCCGATGGAAAAAGTTATATGTCGGGACGTAGTAAAACACGATACTCTGCATACTTCTGACAGCGTTTTCGTGCGTGATTCAATCTTCCTCAGACAGAAGGGAGATACTTGCTTTCTTGACCGATGGCATGAGAAGACCATCTATAAGAATGTGTATAAGGTGAAGGTGGATTCCTTCCTGAAAAGAGATTCTATCCCAGTACCCTATCCAGTGGAGCGGAAGCTGACAAAGTGGGAGGAGTTTGAATTGAAGTATGCCGCATGGGCGATGGGTGCTACCTGTGTGCTGCTGGTATTGCTAGGGCTTTACATTTATAGGAGATTCAAGAATGCGAGATATACGAATATCAGTCAACAGAGATAAGGTGTATGAGGAGGTGGCTAAGACCACTGCTTACATCGGTGGCAAGAACTTGGATTCCAACGGCAAGAGTCTGTATGACCAAGTGTTTGTGACGGATGCGGACAGGGATATGCTGGAAGGTTTTTGGCATGATGCCATCGGTGACGTTTCAGCAGCCTTGGAGAGCGTGCTTGCTACAGAAAGAAGTGATTCGGATGAAGAGGAAATCTTCGGGCTGAGAGTAAGCACACTTTTCAAGGAGTCGTTGGCGAAGACTTTGGAGACTACGGCTTTCAGTTATGTAGTAAACAAGATAGTAGCAGAATGGTGCTTGGTAGTTTCTAAGGATAAGGCGGAAGACTATCTCAGCAAGGCAAATGCTTTGCTGGTGAAGATGGATGCTATTCTCTATATGCGTAAGAGGCCAACAAGATAGGAGGGTAGGATATGAAACATTGCAATAAGGGATATAAAGTGATGATAGAGTTGGAAAAGAAGGAGTTGGTATACGACATCAAGAATACGGCTTTTTCTTTTGCTGACTCTTATGCCAGCCAGAAGGGTATGGATGCCAAGCAGTTGAAGAATGTGTTTGACGTATCTGAGGAAGGTAACCGTGATAAACTGGCTAGGATATTGGATTCTGCCGTGGAGGATTGCAGGGAAATGCTTTTCCGC